TTATATACTTGCCAAAAATCCATCAGCAAAACCAATAAAAAAATGAATTTCCACTCCTATAAAAGCTAATATAATCCCTATTTTTTTAATTAATTTTAAATGAATAAAGTCCTTTTTAAAACCAATTAATAGAAAAATGATACCTAAAAAACTTATAAAACTTCCTATATTATATAAAATATCCATAGATTCACTCCTTATATTTTTAATGAACTCAAAGTTATTTTAACATATTAAATTAAAGTAACTTTAAAATTGAACTAAAATGATTTTTTTTTGGAGTGAAATCGTAAATTTTAAATTATACTCTAACTAGTTAATAAAGTTAAATTTTAAGACTTATTAATCTTAGGCTAAATTTAATTGATCTATTACAATTTTATTTTATGATTACATAATATTACATTTTTACTATATTGCTCGGTAACTTTATTGCAATAACAATCATTTGTTTTTAAAATCATTTTAATATACTGCTAATTATAATAATTTTTCTCTAAAACACATTAAAAAGTAATTAAATTAGTAAATTTTTAAGTACTAAAAAAACTAACTGAAATACTAGTTAATAGATTACAGTTAGCCTTTTTAGTACTTTTGGTATACAAAAATTTCAAAAACATTTAATAATAGTAGGATTAATATAATTATACCAAAAACTAAATAAATTAATAATTTTACTTTTAAATAGTTATTATTAGTTATTTCTATGGAAAAGTAAAATTCCTATTATTAAGTTTTAAAAATTCTAACCTTTATAAAACAATATTTGATGAATTTCATAAAAAATAAAAAGAGCACCTCTAATCATGAGATACTCTTTTTATTTTTGACGTTGTAGAAGTACTATTTAACTCTAAAGTTCCAACCTCATACCAATTCTTTTTGATATGCTATTTATAGTTATGGCTTACAACTATATGTAATATATGTGAAACTATCTAAATTGGTTAATGGTTAAATAAAACTAAGTATATTAAAACCAAAAACCTTATCTTTATTATACCCTATTTAGTAATCTTTTCCATAGTTTATATCAATTTTTTTTGATATATAGAATTTTTTTATAGTTCATCTGTTTTCTATAGATTTAATTTATGATTAAATTTATATTCTATCTTATTTTAAAAGAAAAAAGTACCTCTATTGAGAGGTACTTTTGCAAAAAAATAATGTTAGGTTTATCTTAATATTAGTTACAATTGCAACTAATTCGAGTTTAGCTATGTAATTTGAGGTTTAAAGAGTACTAAATATTAGCACTCTTTAAAATTGATACTTAATACATTAATCATTTGAATCATGAACGAGTATAACGATATAATTTATTATATCTATATATATAATATAATTTTAAACTTCTTAATACAAGTCTTATATATCAATTTTATTTGATATATAATATAAAGTTTACGGAAAAATAAAAAGCACTCATCTATTTGAGTGCTTTATCTATATAAAATTAATTACTGTTCATTTGCTTCCTTTAGTTCTTCATTTAATACCCCCGCACAAGTAGCTAATACAAAAGGTACTATCAATAATGTTCCTAATACGATTGTCATATATAACCCTCCCCTAGATTTATTTTACTTGATGAGTTTATTATACATGCTCAATCTTAAAAAAGCCTTGCACCAACCTTAAACATTCCTTACATTTTTGATAGATATATCGAATAATTTATACATTATGCTTTTTACCAAAATTTAACTATATATTAACATGCTCTTAACTCACTTTTTCCAAGCTTAGTTATAATAAGTGTAGACATTGTACATAAAATGGAGGATACTAATGAATTTAAAAAAACTTAAAAGCGGTATTGCATTGTCATTAATTATAGCTACAGTTTCAATACCTTTTTCAAACTCAATTTTCGCATTAGAAATTGCTAATTCTACTACACCAACTGAGTTTGTAGAAAATAAAAATATAGGTATAGATGAAGTTTCTGAGTTCTTTGGGTTAACAAATAATGAAAAAAATGAATTTAGAAAATCAATTGATTAGTATAAAAAAGAAGAACAATTACGTCAAGAACATGAGTATAAAATCTATGGTAATCAATTTGGCAAATTAAGTTTATCAACGAAAGCGATGCGCAAAATATGGAGAAAGCTACCTTTTAAAGTAAGAAAAACAATAGTTCAACATACAGGTCTTACTGGTGCTGCAGCAATACAAAGTATTGTTTCAACAGTAGATCATTTTACAGGATCAGTAGAAGATGGTGTTTATAAAGCTTGTAAAAAACTAGGCATGAACAATCACTATTCTTGGTGGGTTACAAAAACAATAACCCTATTTTTATTATAAAATATATTATGATATTATCTATACTTTTAATTATATTTTCATTGATCCAAATTTTTAGACCATACAAAAACAAAAATATTATGTTTTATATAATATACATATTAATCATGGTTATAAATATTATATCTATAATAGTTCATATATTACAATTTCTATAAAAAAGAAAACTAAATAAATCAAATCTAGATTTTGAAATGGCAATAGTTAATTAAGTGAGAGTGTTGATGCAAATGACGCTCAAACTTTTAATAGAGTATTTTTATCTCCTTAGGGAGCTATGTTTTAATCTTAGAGTTGATTTGTTTAGTTTTCTATAATATATTTATACCTTATTTTTCATCTTGTAAACATTTTCTTGAAAATTTCAAGATAAAAAGAGTATCATTAAACTATATACTCTTTTTATCTTAAAATTAAACTGTATTTATTCTAAAGTATTACATGCAACAATGGTACCTATATCAACATATTAAATTAATTTTAAATATTTAGAATTTACATATCCAAGACCTTTATTACCTTTAAATCCTTCTATACTTACCCATCTATTTAGACAATATTGTAAATTCACTATATCTCCATATTTAACTTGTCCTATAATCTCATATTCTGTCCCTCTATCCCATCTAACATTTAATACATCTGCAATTACTTTAGCTTTTCTTCCAGAATAATCACCATTTGTAAATCCTTCAGTATTAGTTTCAGTGTCAGTGTCCTTCCATTCAACTGAATTAAATTTGCATATTCCTTTTGCTATAGCTTTAGCAAACTTATCTTTATTGTTCATTATTAAATTATAGTCTTCCTCATTAGTTATAAATCCTAACTCAACTAAACATGCATCCATATTAGTTTCTCTTATAACATGTAAGTTTCCCTCTTTGACACCTCTATTTTTAGTGTATAGTCCTTCTTTAATAATTTCAGAATGTATAGCATCAGCCAAAGCTCTATATTTGAATTTATAACAATAAGTTTCTAAACCTTGAGCATTAGGATTGTCTACACTATTACAATGTATAGATACAAATGAATTTACACCTAGGCTATTAGCTTTATTACTTCTTTCGCTTAGAGTTAAAAATATATCATTATTTCTAGTATTTATATTTTTTATATCTTGTGTTTTTAAATAATCACTTACTTTATTTGCAACTTCTAAAACTATATCTTTCTCTAAGCATCCAGCTACTCCTATAGCTCCTGAATCATGTCCTCCATGTCCTGCATCTGTCATATTTGTTCTCATAATAAAATCCTCCTAAAATTTATTTTCTTAATATAAAAGTAAAGAAAAAAATAAATTGTTACTAATTTTTTTACTTTTTATTAATTATTTATTTATAGTTTGTTTCACAAATTGATTTGTTGCTATTGCACCAAAGCTACATATTATACCTTGTAAAATACTTTTAGCATTAAATCCCATTATAGGTATGCTAAACCCAATAGCTAAAACTAGTAAAATCCACGGTATACTCCAATCTTTTACTTTTGGAGTTTTCTTTAAAAACATTCCTATAACATAAAGAGCAGCTACTAATATTAGCAACTGCTCAGGTACAAATTTAATTATTGTTTCCATTTAACTTATCTCCTTTTATTTAAATAAATGATTTTGTATAGCATAAAAAAAGAAACCTATAACACCACTACAAATAAAGCCAAAGCCCCATTTTAATGTATTTACAAGTCCTTCTATACTTTTACATAAGTTATCTATTTGTATATCTCTTTTAGCATCACTCTGCTCTAGTTTATCTAATCTTTCAGAATGATTGTTTATACGCCTTTCATGTGCTTCTAGCATATGATCTGTTACTTCAATATTCATTATATCCTCCTAATTTAAGCTATTATTATTAAAGCTCCAGCTACAGATTTATGCCTAATATCTCCATTAGAGTAATTTTTATCTGTTCTATATCCTTTAACTGGAACTCTTGCATTAGCATAGTCTACTCTATCTTGTTCAACATAGACGACCATACGTTGAAGTACCCAAGGCTCACCCCAGTTCCAACTATCATCCCAAGTATCTGTAAGAACTGCCATTGTTTTAAATGGTTTATTTTTATATCTGTCAGGAAGTTGAACCCAAGTAGAACCGTTTGGATCTCCATTTGCTCTAAATCCTATAACATCTATAATACTTCTATATGGATATGTCTTACCATTTTCTTGATAGCCAAATCCATTTTTATCAATCATACATTTTGTGCCATCTTCAAACTCCATAGCAAGCCTGTCTTTTTGAATACTTAAAGGTGTATATTTTCCTATTGTGAAATTAAACCTATCCATTTTTTGCTCGAAAATTGAACTAACTTCTTTTCCACTTACCTTTTGGCTTATTTCATATGCAGTTTGATTTCTATAAGTTTCAAACTCTCCATTTTTTACTCTTTCCATTATAGCTTTATCAGTTTGTTCTCTATAACTCATAAATTCAGAACTTGAAACTTTTTGTATTAATCTCCCATTTACTTGGAGTATTTCTAATTTATTATTGTTAGTTTCTTGAATAATATTATTATTTGAACTAACTTGACTTGGTTCTGGGTTATTTAATGCGAAACTTGATGCATAAGGTCTTTCTAAATCTAAATCAATTTTTACAATCCTATGCCTATTTTCATACTCTAAAGGCTCACAGAATACGTTAATATTTTGTGATAACTTAAGGTGGTTTAAATCATTATTTAAATAGCTTAAATCTAAAGCATTTATTGCTACTATAGAATTATTTAAATTAATTACTTCAAGCTTCTCTTTAACTTTTCTATCTAAATTTTCTTGTATTGTTACATCGGGCCATTCATGTACTTGTTCTATAACCCCATATTTTTTTATAAGTTCAGGATCTTCTGCCATAGAAGTTATTTTACCTTCTGAGCCTACTCCTATTAGTCTTGTACAAACTGATTTCAATCCATCTTCAACTTGAATATCTTTAAGGTTTAATCCCATATCTATATTAGTTTCATCTGTAACTGGATTATCTTTTAAATAATCTAAATAATATTTTCCATTAGATTCCCTTAAATTTAAAAAACCTCCTTTTCTGTTTACAAGTTTATCGTAAATAGCATTTAAGGAGGTTTCTCTATTAGTCATACAATAGATACTATCAATTAAAGTTACATTACCTAAATAAATTTTCTTTTTATCATCTACTTTACTATTATGATTATCGAGTACTTTTTTTAAAAACTTTTTTGTATCATAGTTAGGCTCTGCATAATCGGGACTATCTGGAGGTACTTCTGCGGGATGTAACTGCCATACTCCAACTGTACTATCAATTAGGTAATTTAAAGAGCCTTCACATATTACATCATTATAAAACATACCTTCGCCAGTCATTTGTTTTTTTACATCTAATACTCTACCATCGAATATTCTTTCATCTGTATCGCCGTTTAATTTATATACCTCAATTAAATCTATAAACTTTCTAAGCTTATTAAAAAATTTACTATTTGGTAATAAATTAAAGCTAAGTATAGGAGCTTTATTCTCTTCAAAATTAATTTTACAATGAACGCCATCTATAACTTCATCGGAATTTTTAAATCTAATTTCAAACAATTTACATCACCTTGTTATTAATAATATTGCTAGGTAGAGATACAACATCAAATGATTCTTTTGTTATTTCTGTAAACTGTTCTTTTGTTATTCTTTCAGCTTGAACAAATAATCTAACATCACTTACCTTATATATTTTTAAATCAAAATATTTTTTTGCCATTTCAAAATACCAGTTATCCATTTTTAATTACCTCCTAATGATTTTAATATTATATTAGCAACATCTTTTTCTATGCCTTTAATTTGTATATCTTTATTAACTAAATTTAAAGTTGCTTGAGCCATATTAGTATTTAAATTATTTATTTCAATATCTTTGTTAATTGATTCTAAAGTTGCTTGTGCTAAGTTCATATTTAATTCTTTAATTTGTATATCTTTTTCCAAGCTTTCTTTAATTAAAAATGCATTTTGTTGTTCTAATAAATCAGTTCTAGTTGGTTTAGGTTTTTCATATTCAAAAGGAATTATTTCAAATATATCTTTATCTTCAATTGTATAAAGTTCTTTTAACTCGAAATTTTCTTTTAATTTAAAATCTGTCGTTAGGTTTTGTAAGTAAGAATAAAGTTTTTCATCAATAACAAGAACATTATTAGATTCAATATCTTCTAAATTTGAAAATGTTTCTGGAAAACATTCTTCAAAACTCAAATCATCATTATATATAAGATAATTCACCATTTTTAATACCTCCCTATTGCAATCCAATTTACAGTTATAATTTTACCTTCTCCAGGAGCATGACCATCTATGTTTCTTGCTTCTATATACCCTCTTGCTTTATTATCTGATTTTACAGAACATACTACATCTGCATATCCTGTGAAATTATTTTCAGCTACATTCCCTGTAAATGTGTAATCAGAAGATGCAAATGGAACTGGAAAGTAAATATATCCTTTACATTTCCTATCACTAGCATAAAACATAACTGGTAAGCTTCCATGTTGAATTAGAAGACCACCAGGTAATTTATACCAGTGTTTGCCGTCTGTTACTCCATTTGAAAAGTCTGTAGTACTTACTAAATTTGACATATTATATTTTTCATCAGATTGTTTTTTTGTGTAATATAAATCATTATGATTATGCGAACTCGGTGTAAATGTATCAGGCTTACCTGTTATATCATCCCATGTGGGTTTATTTACACTACTAAATACTTTCGCCCAAGGTGTCCAACTTGTAGCTTCTGCATTTGTGGAACATCTAGTAAATTCTTCGTTTCTCATATCTGAATAGAATATTTGTGTACACCATTTTGCATTATCCCAAGATAAAACAACTAATCTACCATAGTTATATGGTGCGTTTTTCGCTTCGGCTACTACATAGTTTCCTCCTAAAGTAACTGTGTTTAAATCTGCAGATGAATCAATACGTTTTGGGCATCTACTAATATACTTATCTTTAATATCATGTATATCATTTGCATACTCAGCTTCTAAGTTATCATATTTGGATTTAAAACTATTTTTCAAATCATTTAACTCAGAATTATTATTATTATATAAATTTGATAGTTTAGAATCCCACGTGCTATTTTCATCAACAATCTGTCCAAATGTTTCTTTTCTATGCTCTTCATTTGAAACTCTAGTATTTTCATCAGAAATTCTTTTGTTTTCTGCTGATACCCTTTGTTGTTCAGCTAAATTTATATCATTTTTAAATTTTTTAATATCTGCTATTGTTTCATTAACATGCTTTGTATTTTCTTCTACTTCTGTGTTTATAACTTCTATTCCTGTTGCAAGACTTTCTCTTACTTCTTTCCCATAGATAGCAGTTCTAATATTATTCGTATATTTTTTTATATCTGTCACTATAACAACTCCTTAATAAATAAAAATTCAATTGTCCCTGATCCAGTAACTTTTATATGATTTTCGCCATTTTTTAGTTTTAATTTACGTATATGGTTTGTACCCTTTTTAAGGTTAAATGTTTTATTACGTATGGTTATAGTCATATCTGAACTACATACTATATCTGGAACTATGCTAACCCCTTTGTTAATAATTAAAATATCTTTAGAGTCAACAACTTCAAAGAAATTAAATTCTGTAACATCTGTTATAAAATTAAATTCATCCCAAATATCTGATGCATAACGTTCAAATTTAAAAGGAGAACAATCAAAAATAACTTTAAATTTACCTGTTCGTCTTAAAAAATTTAAATCTGTTGTAGATGCAACTCTAGCTTTAAAATAACCTCTTATATTTTCTATTATCAACTCGGATTCAACTACATTTAATAACCACATTTGAATTTCATCAAACCAATTATAAAGAACCTTACTATCTCTTTTTTGATAAAAGAAAGTAATTTCTATAGTTCTATCTGAGTACTGTCTTTCTCCGTCATTAAATATACCGCTGAAATCAAAAGAACCACTCCTAAAAGGAATGGTTTCTTTGATTATCTTTGGAGTAGGAGAATTAATTTTAAAATGCTCTATATAAAGGTCAAAATCTTCAAAACTATGTTTATTATTAAAATAAATTTGCCTATACATTTCCAACTAATCTCCTTTCCAAGTTTTGTCTTTTACCTAAAATTTTATCTGACTTAGTTGCCATTTTTTCTCCATCTACTTCAAGTGTTAAATTTAAATATATATCTTTATCGTTTGAGCTTCCTTGTAACATAGAACTCGCTATCGATTGAGCAGTTTGTCTAGCAGTCTCTAAAACCATTTGCTCACTTGATTCATGGTTATATATCTTAGTTCCAGAAGGTAGGTCATATAATTCATATCCACGCTCATGAAGATATGTTAAACCACCTTTAAAGTGTGAGTTCCCTGTCCAGTTTCCATCAGGCTTTTTACCATGACTTTGAAAGAATGTATTTACAAAGAAGTTTTTAACTAGACTTCCCCATCCACTATTCCAAGCATCTTTTAACTTATCCCAATTACTTTTAACTTTACCAGTTGTAATATCTACATCTTTGGTAATTTTTGAGTTCATAGAAGTTATTTCTTTAACTGCTTTATCTCTTGTTTCTTTAGCTGCATTTACAGTATCATCTCTTTGCTTCTTCGCATCTGCAATAAGTTTATCCCTTTGTTTTTCACTTATTGAACCAGTTTCTTGTTGCATTCTATATGCTTCAGCTATTCTTTCATCACATTCTTTATTAGCTGCTTCAATAGCCTTATCTCTAGAGTTATTTAATTCTTTTATATGTTTAGATGCCATATCAGCAGTTATATTTTTATCATTATCTTTCATTCTTTCAAGAATTACTTTAGCTTCAACTTCATTTTCAGATAGAGTCTTTATAGCACTAGTTTTCATACTTTGTTGAAGTTTATCAATTTCGTCAAATTCTTCTTTCTTTAATTTTCTATGTTCATTTGCTGCTTTTTCATAAATAGCATTAATTTGATTTTGAGCTTTATCTATTTCTTGTTTTTGCTGAGTCCAATGACTTTTAGTTGCTTTTAAAGCTTCTTCTTTTTCTTTAGCTGAAAGAACAGTAGTTTTAGCAAAGAAATCTTTTTGGCTTTTTAACTCTGCATCTCTTTTTTTATCCATGCCATCTTTAATTTTATTAGCCATGTCTTTATAAACTTTTTGCATTTCTTGAGATTGTTTCTTTGATAATCCTACACTTTTATTTAATGTGTCTGTAAAGTCTTTTATAGTTTGGTCCTTTTGTTTTTGAGTTAAACCTTTAGTACCATTAACCATTGCAGTATATTGTTTTATTATTTCATCTTTATTTTTACTAGTTAAAACTCCAGTATCCGAAACTAATTTTTTAAAATCTACAGTCATTTTTTCTCTTTGATCTTTCGATAGACTACTAGATTTTTTACTCATTTCTGTAAAGTTTTTAACTACAGTATCTTTCGCTTCTTTTGAGAATTTATTTGAATTCATTCTTAAATTCATCATAGATTCACTAGCTTTTTTATCTAATTCTAAGTAGGACTGAACATTATCTTTCGTTGCTTTAGATATTTTAATTACATCTTTTTCTGTAGCTTGTGCATAGTTTCCAAACTTATCTCTTGAAACTTCAACTTTATCTGCAAATAAATCTACTGCAGGTGTGGCACTTTTATTTAAGTGTTCAGCAACTTTATATCCTGCATATCCAACGGCAGCTACTGCAGCTACACCTAATGCAATTGGTCCTAAAGAACCTATAACGGCAGCACCAAATCCTCCAGCCGCAACCTCTGCTCCTGCTAATCCAACTCCTGCAGTTTCTGCTGCTGGAGCAAGTCCTAATAATATTTTTGAAAAATCACCAAATGTAGCAGCTGCTTTTAATGCTTTAAACTTTCCAACAGTTCCAATTAATCCACCTATACCATTAGATACATGGCCTAAACCACTAGTTATAGGACCCATTGCAATAGCAGCTAGTCCTGCTTTAACTATAAATTCTTGAGTGTGAGGACTTAAATTAGTAAAGCTATTTGCTAATTTAGTAATATCTCTAGCAACACTTGTTATAGCTGGAGCTAATGCTTGGAAAGTTTTTATTGCTGCACCTTCTAGAGCACTTCTCATTTCTGCTAAACTACCCTTTGCATTTTCACTCATAGTTTTAGCCATTTTAGCAGTAGCACCTTCACTATTATCTATAGCATTTGCTAATTTATTAAAATCTCCTTCACTAGCGTTTACCATTGCAAGCCAACCAGACATTGCTTCTTTACCAAAGATAGTAGCAGCGGCACTAGCTTGGGTAGCTTCATCTAAACCACCTAGTTTTTCTCTAAGCTCAACTAATACTTCTCTAAAGCTTTTCATCTTACCATCGCTATTTTCTATAGATATCCCATACTTCTCCATCATAGCGGCCATACTATCCGTAGGCTTTACTAAGTTGGTTAATCCTGCTCTTAAAGCAGTACCAGCTTGACTTGCCTTAATACCACTATTAGCCATTAAGCCTATAGCTAAAGAAGTGTCTTGAACACTATATCCTAAAGCACCAGCTACAGGAGCTGCATATTTAAAAGTTTCTCCCATCATACCAACGTTAGTATTGGCATTACTACTTGCAGCTGCTAATACATCACTAAACATACCAGCATCTTTAGCTTTTAATCCAAAACCTGTTAATGCATCTGTAACAATATCAGAAGTAGTTCCGAGGTCTTCATTAGATGCAATTGCTAAATTTAGTATAGGTTCTATACCTTCGAGCATATCACCAGTTTTCCAACCAGCCATTGCCATATACTCCATACCTTCGCCTGCTTGTGCAGCACTAAATTTAGTTTTAGCTCCCATTTCTTGAGCCTTGTTTTCTAACTTTTTAAGATCATCACCAGTAGCACCAGAAATAGCTGCTACCTTATCCATTTGAGCTTCGTACTCCATACCTACATGAGCGGCAGCTACTCCTATTCCTGTTAAAGGTAAACTAACATGAGTAGTAAGTTTTCCACCTATCTCTTGAGCTTTACTACCTACTTTTTTAAAGTTATTTCCTAAATCTTCAAGCTTTTTAGATGCATTACCTACACCATGAGTATTTTCTACTTCTCTATTGAATTTATTTACCGCAGATTGAGCTTTGTTTACTTCTTCCTCTGCTTTATTCATTTGAGTTTCATAGTTTTGTAAGGTTTTAGCATTATTTTCTACAGTTCTATCTAGCTTATCATGTTCTTTTTGTAATTCTTCTAAAGCTTTTTCAGTTTCTTTAGCTTCCTTACTTTCTTTACCATAGTTTTTTATAGCATTTTCATGTGCTTTTTCAGCTTTAGAAAGAGAACTTGCTAATTTATCTCTTTCACTTATATTTTTTTGTAGTGTTTCAGTAGCATCGTGAACACTTTTTTTATAAGTTTCTAATTTCTTATTTTGTAAATCTAATTGTTTTTGTAATGAGCTTTGAACCCTATTTACACCTTCTGTAGATTTACCAAATGCATCTAAACCACTTTGAGCTGCTTTTAATTCACTTTTATTATTTTTAATTTCTGAATTTATACCTTTTAATGTACTGGAATATCCAGAATCATCAAGTATCATCTTTGCGGTTATTCGTTTTTCTGTATCACTCATTTACCCTCCTTTCTCTTTCTATAAGAAAGGTACTTCATCTATGCTAACAACTTTTTCAACATAACCATCATTTGAAGCTGATTGAGTTTGTTCTTCATATGTTTTATTGAGTTCTCCGATTAACATAACAATTTCTTTGAATGTACTATCGAAGAACTCTTGTCTTGTGAAATTTAGTTGTGTTTTTGCAATAAAAAAAAGCCTATTTATATCGAATGGCTTTTCATTTAAATCTATTTTTTTTTATTATTTTCTGATTTATTTTCATCAGTGGTATCAGATGTTTTAACTCCTCTATAATCAAAATATAAATCTGTTGCAAAAGCTACTATTTCATTTACAACTTGATCTGGAGTTAATTTTTCTTTTAATTCATCTATAGTTAATGGGGTTTCATTTTGTTCTTTATCAAGTCTTTTTGATATACAAGAACATACCATAACTTTTAAAGCATTGTTATATAAGTTTTTACCATACATAACCCCGTTTATGACATCTCCAAAGTTATCAAATCTTTCATCTATATCAAATATAGTCTTATTTGTCATTTCAAAAGCTAAGTTTTCATTACCTACTTTAAATTTTCTTTTCATTTAACTTCACTCCCTATTATTTATATTAATGTTCAGAACTAACTTCATCTGTTTTTTCTTCAGGTATAGTAACTTTTTCAAAGAATTTACTTAAAAACTCTTTAGTTACATTAGGAGAATCACTACATACATTGTATTGCCATAATCCATTTATTAAAGGTCTAAAGCTTGCTTCTATTTTCTTGGCTTGGAAGTTTGCTTTACCTTCTTTAGCTTTTAAATCTTCATCTGATAATCCAAATGTTCCAGCATATAATATCCCATATTTATCTATTCCTTGAGCCTTCTCTGCTTTATATAAAATAGCAAGTGTTGGAGCTATATCATTATCGTTTTTTATTACTCCGCCTGTTTTAGCTAACTTGTGCCCCATAACGTAACAATCATCTTCATCTTGTAAATCTGTTACATTTAAAGTTACCTTTACATCTTGTAAAGTTTGTTCCTCTAAAACTTTTCTTCCTTCATGATAGTATGGATCACTATTTTGTTTTGGTTTTATTCCTATTTGTTTAACCCCTTCTAAGTATCTAGGAGTATCAAAAGTTATGTTCCCATCAGTTTCAGTTTTTAAATGAGCTACATATAACTTACTTACATTTACAACTGGTAATATTTTTTGTGGTGCTGACATTCTGCATCATTCCTTTCTTTTATAAATAAAAAACTAGCTTAGATTAGCTAGTTGGTAAATCAATATTAAACCTCAAAGGTTTATGTTTTAATCCTGTTTTTTCTTCAAATAAATCTGGACTCCCTGCATTATATTCAAATCCAGCTTTAATAAATTTATTAACTATAATTGTTTCTAGGTTTGTATAGTCTCCTAAACTAAAAATATCAATTTGGACTAAGTGATTTAAATAATCTATATTACCCTCACTATATTCACTTCCTCTAGATCTAATAACTTGATACTCTATATATGGAGGTTTAGGATTATTAGCATGAATAAAATATACTTTTTTATCACTTGTTAAATCTAATATATCTTTATCATTTAAAACTTCTTTTAATTTCTTTTTTATAATCGAGGTATCTATTTTTATATTACGCTCCAAAATATCACCCCATCTTTCTAAATATCGTTTGAGCTACTTTTGAAATAGCTTCCTCAGTATTTTCTTCAACACTTCTTTCAAAGTATCCTACATGAGTCTTTTGTTCACTTGTACCATACTCTTGAAATATGTCATAGAAGGCTTTACTTTTTGCAGTTCCTTCTGTTGCTAAAGCATTTTCTTTAACAGATACTTTAATCTCAGCAAGCTCTCCTGTTGGTCCTTTTGGAGTATCATTTTCTAATCCTTTTCCAATTACTTTTATACCTGACCTTATAGCTTGCCTTTTTATAACTGTATCTAAAGCCATATTTTTTACATATTCCTCAAACTCTTCATATCCTTCAAGTTCTATAGTACTTGACATATACACCTCCAAATAAAAAAAGAAAGCTATATAGCTTCCTTTTTATCTTTTATTATTTTATTAAATTACCACTTATTCTAGGCATTCCAGAATCATTTCTATCCATTACCTTCCCATACACCGTTATCGTTTTACCTTCTTCAATATCTTTTAACATTCCCTTATCTACTAATGAAATTTCATATACTTCATATCCATCGTCTTCTGGTACTTTTAAATTAAATGTAGGGAAAACTGCATCTGGAATTATATTTGAAACTTCTCCAGTAGCAAAAACAGATTTACCATACATTTGATTATCATTGATTTTAATAAAATCAGCTTTAACTGCTTCTTTCGCAATTTTTTTATTTAATTCATCTTGAGAAATTGAATCTTCTTTAATTGGAATTTCAAATTCTACTTTTTGCCCATATTGATCACTCTCAAATAGTATTTTAACTTCATCACTTTTATTTTTTAATCCATAATAAGCATTTACTGTGCAATTTGCCCCCTTAGTTAGATCTTTTGGTTTTCCTTTTGAGAACATAGAGCTTGCATCAGCTACTGAATTTTTTGAATCTAATACAGTTAAGTCTTGTGAATGTATATACAAATTTTTATCTTTTTTATTTAAATTATCATATGTATATGTAACTTCAATAATTTCTTGTGGATTATTAAAATCTTCTTTGTATTTAAAATCATTAACTTTTTTTACTGAATTAATAGTTAATGAATACATATCCGTACCATTTTTATTCTTAACTATTGCCTTTTCTCCTTGCTTATATACTTTAAGTTCTTCTTTCTTATTTGAGCATCCTACTAAAGTTATAATTGATATAATTATTAACGCTGAAATAAATATTTTTTTCATGTCATAACACCTCCAAGCTATATTATAACCTAAAAGGTAATAATTGGAAATTTAACAATTTATTTTAGCTTTAATATCTACAAATTCATGTCTATTTTCAAAGTCTAAAACATCTAAAATATCATAATAAAAACCTTTATATTCTATTCTAAATATTTTACTTGCTCCTGGCTCTAGTAACTCTTTTATCTTATTACAGTATCTAACCGTAAATGTAACTATATTTTCACTATTATTTGCTTTAGCGGCTATATATTCTTTTCCAGATACTCTTTTATAGCCACTCCAACATTTATAATATTCTTTCCAAACTTCTTCATCAAATCCATTTTCATTAGTTTCATTTGAATCTGATAATTTTTCTATTTTTATTCTTTCTGTTAATCTACATTCAGCCATTTAATCACCATACTTTAACTGAGTTATAATAGTTTGTAGTGAAAATCTCACTCTTTTTTTCCTTTTTTCTTCTTCCATTAGTCCTTTATCTTTGTACCATTCATTGACTAATATTTTACAATATCTTTTAGCTCTTTTATTTTCGCTAGTAAATTCTTTTCCAGTAGCATCTTTTAGATATTCCTCAGCTGCATCTATACAGTCTTGAATTTCTTCATCATCATCGTCAAAATCTACTTTTAAGAACTTTTTAGCCTCTTCTAAATTTAGAATCATTTAATCCCTCATTTCTTAAAAAATAGCTAAAAAAACGACCTTTTTAAATCGATTCTAAGGTGTTTCAAAAACTTTAATAGACTAATAATACCTTGTAATTTCAACGTATTATAGTCTAAAATATTTTTTACTTTAATTTTTTATTAATGCTCTGAACTTACTACAGTTGTATCTATATATCCATTAACAATTGCAGCTTTATCTTTTATTGTTACATCTTCTCTTTCTATAGCTCTAAATAAAGTTAAATCTTCTTCAAATGCATTTAATTCTCCTATAGCTGCTGTATCAGACATTTTTATATTCATTAAAGCTCTATCCCAGAAAACTATACCTTCTTTTAAATCTCCTATTATAAAAGGTATTTTATTTCTTGTAGTAGATAAATCACTATTTGGACAAACTTCAACTGGTATAGTTAATGATCCAGCACATAATTTAAGTGCCATAGGTTCTTTTGGATCTGGTTGTAAAATATATTTTCCATCTGAATCTTTTAGTGTATCTAAATATTGTAATCCATCATCATTTGTAATTATTTTACTAGTTGGCTTAAAAGTAGCCCCTAAAGTAACATTTAAAGCCTTCTTAATATCATCTAATCCATTTAATTTTGTCTCATCTATTGTTTTTATTTGTTCTAATATTAATTTATTTTGAGTTACTCTTGATTCATCACCTATCCATTCTATTAAAGTATTAACTATATTTTGGTCTGAATCTGCAAGTAATTCATTCGTTACAGTAAAATATCCTGCATATTTTTCAATTTCATATTTTAATCTCTCAAATTGAGGTGTATTTTTTTCACCTATTTTACCTCCTTCACCTACTTTAACAAATCCAGTTTGTTGAGATCTCTTTTTGAAAGTTCTTTGTCCTTTATCAGTAGTAACTTTTTCAACTGTTACTAAATCCTTTAAAGACTTTTTAGATTCTTTATATGTATTTATTTTAGTTAATATATCTTCTGGAACAGTATATCCACCCTCTGCTGGAGTTCCAACTGACATTTTATTATCTATTTTAAATCCATTTCTTGCAGCATTAGCAAATTCAACAATTGAATCTTTGTTTTCTGGAGTAACTTTTATCCCTTCTCCATCTTTAATTTTATTTTTTGCTTCTTCATTTTCTCCAGCTTCTAAATCATAAAGAAGGTCAAATTTATCACTTAAATTTTTCAATTCTTCTTTAGCCGCTTTCGCTTCCTCTAGTTTATTTTCATTAGCTAAATTCTTTACTAATTCTTTTTGAGCTTTTATCTTATTCATTAATTCTAATAATTCTTTTGACATTTTTATTCCTCACTTTTTTATATATTTTTGGATTTTGGCAATAAAAAAAGATTTAGTATAAATCTAAATCATTTAATAAATCTTCCTTTTCTTTTTCAATTGTATTTTCTACTTTTTTATCATCTTCTTTTTGATTCTGTAGATGTAAAAGTACTTTATTTGCAATTTCTTCTATATCTAGGCTTTGATTTTCATCACTTTTTTTATTTTCTTTAAATAAGTTTTTAGGAGTATTTTTATATTTATCTAAAAACTCTGATGAACAAGCTACTAATTCAAATTCATCCTCAACTTTTATATTAAATAGTTCCGCTGCACTTTCTCCAGTAAACCACTTTTCTTCATCCATTAAGGCCGACAATTTTTCTTTAGTAACTCCTTCTTTTGCATTTTCCATATAAATATTTAGTATGCTTTCTTTGCAACTATCCAATGTACTAGCAATTTTCCTTAGGTCTGATGCATTATATGAGTTCCATAGCATACATAAAGGATTATGAATCATAAAGCTAGCATATTTAGGGACTATAACTTCATCTCCTGCAAGTGCTATTACACTAGCTATACTTGCTGCTAATCCATCAACATGAACAGTCTTTTTACCTTTATGTCTCTTTAGCATACTATAAATTGCTATTCCCCCAAATACAGATCCACCGCCAGAATTGATATATATATCTACATTTTGTGAATTCTCTAGTTCTTTTAGGAAGTCACTTACATCTTGAGGGCATTTATCTTCGTCTGCCCACCAGCTACTCCAACTGTCTGAAACTATATCTCCATAGAAATAAAGCTCTGCTTTTTCTTCTGTTTGATTTTTTATTTCTATCTTACCAACATTTTTTAATTCTCCAGTTTTAGTATCTTTATTTTGTAAATTTAATATTTTATTCACTGTTTTCGCCTCCTTTCGAATATTGCTTTCCTACATCTGTGATAGGTATATAGTTACCATTACAAATTAATACGTCTCCACCTTCTATTGCTGGCATATCTAAAATATCTCTAGCATTATTTGGAGTGTATATAGCATTATTTACAAATGATGTTAAGCACTCTGCTTGTGTTTTTGCATCTGTTCGTAAAATAGCTTTTTCATTGAATTTATAATACTTATTTTCATTTTTCTCTTCATCACTTAATAATTTGTAGCAAATTTCCTCTTCATATTGTTTTAATATAAATTGTTCTGTATCTACATAAAAGCTAAGTTGTTGCATCTCTCCACTTGAATAACTAGATTTTTCATAGTTATTTATTTGATTTGGCTTTATTCCAAATGCTCCTGCTATTTGAAGTGATGAAAATTTCTTTAATTCATAAAATTGACTATCTGTTAGCTTTATATTTAAAGGTGTTATTTTCATACCTAATGGTATAGGAATTATTTTACCTGCATTGTCTGAACCATTAGCAAACCTTGAAATACCTTCTATTAATTTATCTTCTTTTGACTTATCTAAATCACCTGTATATTCTAGTGTAGCCTTTGCAGTAAGTCCTGTTTTGTAAAGGTTATTAATGAAGTTTTGACTTTCAACTCCACCCTCAAGTGTATATTTTAAAATTTTACTAACTGGCTCACCTAATATACCATCAAATGTAAATGAGGTTTTAAAGTGTAGCACTTCTTCATTTTTAAATACAAATTGTTCGCCTGTGTATCTATCAGTATAGATATACCAAAGTGCATCCTTAATTCCAAAGATACCTTTATTGTCCATAATAACTTGTACATCATTACTTGGCATAATCCACAAATTTTTTATTTCATATGTAGCCCCATATTTTTCACGTTTAAACTCTTTTCTTATATAGACATAGGCATTTCCAAAGTGATTTCTATTGTTTTCTACAGTTGCCCAAAATATCGATGGTGTCATATAAGGGTTAGGTCTAACCTTTAATAAATCATATACTTTATTGGGGGCTGCTCTTATTACCCCTTTTTCAGTTTCTTGATACATTTTAATAGGCATTTTACCTAATGTCTCAGATAACATTTTTAAGCAAGTAAAATAAGTAACTTCACTTAAGATATTTTTATTTCTAGTTGTTATCCCTAGCCACTCTAATAACTTTTCACTTCTCATATCAACAGTTTGTGGTTTAGGCATTATTAGATTTTTTAAACTTTTTATAAGGTTCATTTTTACACCTCCCTTCTAATTCCATCCCATCATATCTAGATACTTATCAACTGATTCATTTACATTTACTAATCTTTCTTCTTTAAATGCTAACTTATATGCATCTATAATAGCATCTATTGGGTCTATTCTTTTATTTCTTCTATCTTTATCTATCTTAATTTCTCCATTTGGATTAGATACAGTTTTTGCATTTAAAGCTGACCATGAAAGTAACTCATTTTTTTTGTTATACTCAATATTTTTCGCTCTAACCTCAAGTTCAAAGTCCTCAGTAGGATCATTAAGCCATTTGTGAGTTTGATAAATTTCTATACAATCAAATCCTAATTCTGATAAATCACTTAAAAAAGCATCTGCATTGTGGGGATCATAGCCTAACTGTTCAATTTTAAGGTCGTATTTTTCAATAAGATCATTTAAATATTTAATTATATATTTATAGTCAGTTTTAATACCTCCTAAAGTTTCTGTAACTGTCAATAATTCATCTTTAATCCATAAATTATATGGTGCATCGTCACTTTTGATATGTTCCTCTACTTTCATTTTTGGTATAAAACTATGAGAATGAATATAATACTTCTTAACCCCATCAACATAATATACAAATACCAACGCTATTGAAGTTAAGTCTCCTCCGGAACTTAAGTCTAATCCTGCATAACATTTTTGCCCCCTAAAATCTTCTAGAGTTCTTTCACTTTCACATTCCTTCCAAAACTTAGGCTTTATATATTGATCATCTGTAAATTGAATCCATATATTTAACGCCTTTGTTAGAAAATCTCTTAAATCATCTCCACCCATATCTCTTGCAGAATCTCCTACTCTTTTTAAATTTTCAAGATCTTCTGCATCTTTACATACTAGTGGATTAGCTTTTATCCAATTTTTAGAGTTCCAAATATCATCTTCTTCATCCATTTCAGCTATATACACAAATTGAGCATCATTAGTAAATACATTTTCTAAAATGTTTTTACAGTATTCATACAGCTTAAAACAAGGACAGTTTAATTCAAATCCAGCAGTAGTTATTACTGAAATTAAACACTGTTTCATTTTTCTTGTACCACCCTCAAGCAACTTATACATTTGATTGTTCTTATGGGCGTGATATTCATCGACTATACCAAGCAACGGTCTAAAACCATCTATTGATTTTGTATCTCTTCCTAATGCTCTTATTATAGAATTAGTATTTAAAGCTATTATTGTATTATCATGTTCCCTAACCTTAAAAAACTCTGATAAATCTTCATCAGAGTTAATAAACTTAATCATTTCATTTAATACTATTTTAGCTTGATCTGACTTAGTGGCCGTACAATATAGTTGACCATATTTATAACCACTAAAAGCTCCATAATATGTACCTAAAATACCATTTAAAAATGATTTACCATTTTGTCTACCTAGCTGAACATACGATGTTCTAAATCTCCTATATCCAGTGCCTTTTGTAACCCATCCATTTAGACATCCTAATATGAATACTTGAAATCCTTCTAAATTTACAGGGATTTCTTCCTCACCCTCTGCTATTGTAAGTGTTTCTGCAAAATCTAAAATATCATTTGCCTTTTCTATATCAAACTCATACTTATATGCATTTAATTTAGACTTCTCTAAGTCATCTAAATGTCTTTTACATGCTAGGATTGCAGGTCTTCCAGCTATAATTTTTCCTTCTACTACATCTACCGCATATTGAGTAACCCTATCTAAATTCACATAAAATCACCCCCTATTTTGCAAACTTAGAAAACTTGTTTTTCTTTTCATCTGTACTTGGTTTAGGTATAACCAATCTGCATCTGCTAGATATAGTTAACCCCATATCTGAAGCAAAGCTTCTGCATTGTTTAATATGTCTATCTTCAATTATTGATAGTTTATTATATTCTTCAAAATCTTCCTGTGGATCTAATGAGTCTAATTTAAGAGCTACCTTTACATATCTACTATAAGCTTTTATATATGTAGCTAATGAGTTGCAATCTGGATTACCCATTATGCCTATATCTATTAGCTCTTTTGATATCTTTTTAAACTGTTTTTTCTCTTCTTTTGTTAAGTGAGTAGGAGGTTTTATATTATCTGAATTTGCTTTTACTTCTGTACTTTTTCTTTGTTCAATCTCAGCTTTTGTAAGGTGTTTCTTACCATTTGCCACTACTAATTCAATTGGTTGTTTTTTGCCTGCCACCTTATTTTCCCTCCTATCCCTGTTCAAATTTTTCAGTGGGGAGTTTCCGCGGAAAAAAACTGCAACCGTGGACTTACGTCAAAAGCCAAAAACTTTTTGACTCCCCCCTACCTTTTAATAATTTTCTTTTATCAATTCTTTTAGTTCATTTTGCATCTTAATTTTAGATGTTTCTCCTTTATCGTACATTCTATGTACCTTCTTATGACACCTATCTCATAGACATATAAGGTTATTCATATTTAATCTCTTGCTCCAGCAATCTTTTAAAGTCTCTATATGATGTACTACATCACTTAAGTTATCATCACATAGTTTACATATACCATCATCTCTTTGCCTTACAGAATCTCTAGTAAACTTCCATTCTTTACTACAATAAAATTTCTGTTCTTTAAAGTCTACTCTTCTCTTTCTATAATCCTTATATACTTTCTGTTGTCTATTATTAAATTTAGCTTCACATTCAGAGCACATAGAAATTTCTTGGGGAATAATTTTCCCACATCTACAAAACTTCTTTAACAAATTTATCATCTCTTTTAATTAAGTTTTCAGTTTAATAAATATGTATTTCATGTTACTACCCAACTTATTCCTAGTTTTAAAAATAAAAAAGAACCCTATTTCTAGAGTTCATCTAAACACTTTATTTTTTAGTTTCTTCTTTATATCTTTTATTTACATATCTTTATATAGATGTTGATTATAGTGAATAGGCCCTTTTATATGCTTATTTTGCTTACTATCATATGGATAGAATACTACAACTGTATTATCATTTACACCCGGCTTATCAACTGCATGTAATAAAAATGTTATTCCGTTATTTTCGAAAATAACCATTACAGATTCTTCTGGTCCTAAATAGTCATTTTCACCTAAAGTATCAATACTTTCTAAGGCTGCCTCTTTTGATCTATGGTAGAATTTTTCAAAATCTTTATCTGTAATTGAAATAGATCCCATGTTGTCTATTTTATATTTACTTTTTTCTAGATTTTTATTATTGTTCTTTGCTTGGTCTTTATCCCCACAACCAACTAGTAAAATAATCATAACCGTGATTAAAAGTAAGCCTGGTATTTTCTTCATTTTACTCCACCTCCAAAGTATATAATACGGTTACCTTAAGTTTTAATCTACCTATTTTTACCAATTTGTAATATTCAGTGAATTAAATAAGTATTATAAATCTTTATCTAAATAAAAAAAGAACCCTTTTAAAGAGTTCTTTTTTTGTTTACTATTTTTTTATTGGTTCATTGAAAGAAGGTGGGTTAATATCTATCTTTGTATTATGATTGTTAGGTCCCGGACTAGATAAGTCAAAGTATAGTTTAGAGTCTTCAGTAACTCCAAAGTCTCTATTTGAACCTGTATCTTTAATCTTATTTAATGCATCTCTAAATAAAGCATTATGAGCTTCTTCTCTGTTAAGTAAGAAGTCTATTGTTTCTCTTACATATTTATCGTCAATTTGTCTATATAAATATTCATATACAACTTTTGCTCTTTGCTCTGATGCTATATTTGATAATAGATCTGCAACTAAGTCTCCTGTTACAGTAACATAATCAGCAGTCCAAGGTGCTCCTGAAGAATTTATTAGAACTGGTGATAGTCCAGTTAATACATGTGTCTCTATTTCCCCAGAATCAACTGCATTGTAGTCAACATCATGTCCATTTAGTAAATTTATTGTTTGAGCAACCATTTCCATATGGCTAAGTTCTTCAGCTGCTATATCAAGAAATAAATCTTTTATCTCTTTATCTTTTATTCTAAAGCTTTGAGATAAATATTGCATTGCTGCTTTTAACTCTCCGTTTCCTCCTCCTAATTGCTCTTGCATTAAAACTGCATATTGAGGATTTGGTCTTTCTACTTTTACTTCTCTTAACAGTTTTTTATCGTGTTTAAACATCAACTATACCTCCAAAATCATAATTAGTAATTATAATTTCCTCTAAGCTTTAGTAATATACAAATTTTTCTATAATTTATTAGATGTTTAAATTGATTATAAATGCCTTATGAACGTAACATATCTAATAGTGTGTTATATTCATTTTATCAACTTATATACCCACTGTAGACTTAGTATTTCCAATAATTTCAATCTTTATTTTTTCTAAGTAAAATAAACCAATATAACATTCTCTTTTTATGTTATATTCTATATAAAATTAAATTAAAAATATCTAAAGCTCGTATAAGCTTTATTCATTCTGTCTTGATCTATACCTATATAATGTAAGGTTACAGCTGGAGATGAATGGTTAAATATCTTCTGAAGTAATGCTATATCTTTAGTTTGCTTATAGTAATGATATCCCCATGTTTTTCTCATACTATGGGTTCCTAAACAAGGAACATCAAATAATTCTCCCAACTCTTTTAAAATCACATATGCTCTTTCTCTAGATATAGGTCTATTGTAGTTTTTACGTGATTTAATTAAAAAATCATCAGGATCCTTATCCTCTACATAATCTTTAATTGCTCTTTTCAGTATTGGGTTTATCTCTATGAATTTTTGTTTCCCTGTTTTCTTTTCTCTTAAGACTATTTGCCTTTTATCTTTTACATCATATATTCTAAGCTTCAATATATCTGATACTCTAAGACCTGTATATATACCCATCATAAATAGAAGGTAGTCTCTTTCATTTGTCTTTTTTAAATATGAACACATATTTTCTAATGTATCTAAATTTCTAATAGGTTCTACATAGTTCATATCTCACCACCTCAAATCTCATCTAAATACAAACATATAAAAAAAGTGGACACCTAATTCTCCACTTTTAATTTATATACTTTTAATATGAATACACTATTTAATTTTATCTAGCTTATCAAAAAATATTGAAATTTCTCCACAATTTGGGCATACTGCAGCCTTTATCTTTCCTTTATTTGATGAAAAAACCCCACTTCCTTTTCCTAATACTACTGATGCTTGAGCTGTAAAGTTTTCAGTTTTTAGCATGTAGTCTTCAACCATAATTTCATTGCATCTTAAACACTTCCTCATAATATCTACCCCACTTAAATATTGATAATATATTACTATTGTTCAATAGTTTATACTATAAATTATACATAATTTATAGTATATCCACACTCATTTAAAGAAAGTAAATATAAAATAAAAAAGCCAGGTGAGAAAGTCCTGACTTTTTTGAACGTAATAAGTTGTTGTTAATAAATCTAATAAATGTAACTAGTTTATACTCCATACCGCTACAGAGTGCTCTTAAGAGCCGTAAAGTTATATTGGTGAGGGTTAAAAGGAATCGAACCTCTTATCTTCTAAATAAATAGCTATTTTACCATTAAACTATATCCTCACGTTGCTAGGGTAAATTTATACCCTAGCCATTATATAAAGAGGGGGTTATTAGGAAATAAGCAATTGAGTTATTTTAAATTTCCTATACTACTATATTACCACCTCTGAATGTATAAAAAATCTTTACTTTATCGCTAAAATGTAGCCAAAGTGTTGGCTTTACTATTATTTTCATTAAATAATGGTAGTTCTTCATAGTTCGGATACAACATACCCATAATTTTATAAACTAATCGCTCTCTTACTGTGTAGCAATGACTGCGATCCATGTGTAGCTTAAGGCTTATATATTTCATATTATTTTTATTTTTGCTATTATAAAATAATTCAAAGAAATTAGTTTCATTAACATCTAAGCAACTTAATGAGTTTTCTATTTTCGCTTTCTCTATTTCTTTTTCTAATTTACTTTGCATCAATTTATCTATTTTCTTCTCTTTATCTATAACCTCTTTTTCAACAATTCTAGAAATATTATAAGTTTCACTTGTTCTTTCACCATAATTTATAGCTCCACAACCTCTATATCTCATTTTCTCTTTCTTTATATCTAATTCTATATTATTTATTTGAGCTTCTAGAAACTTATAATTATGCAATCTTAATTCTACTTTTTTAAATAATTCTTTTTTCTCCATAGGCAGTCACTTCCCTTTTTTCTTTTAATCAATAATATCTTTCATTTCCTCTAGACATTTTTCACATATAAAAATATTTTTAATGTTTTTCAAATTCTCTTTTGATCCACATAAAATACAAGAATTATTATGTTTTTTAAGCTTAATAGTTCCATTTTCACATAATATTTCAACCGGATCATTTTCATTTATGTTTAACATCTTTCTAAATTCCTTTGGTATTACGATTCTTCCTAGTGAATCGATATTTCTTACAATGCCTTTATTATTTTTGCCATTCATACTATCACTCCTAACATATTTCTAACAATTTATTTCAATAAAACTACCTATATAAATGTATTTATCATATAAGGTAACCCTTGTATATCTATATGATTAATTATTATATACCCTTATTCTTAATTTTTACTTAATTAAAATAAATTTTATATAAACTTTCATCATAAATTTTAATTTTACATTTAAATATACTGAGTTTTTGAATATTTTTTAATAAATCGTCAAATAATACAATTGACATTTGAAGATATCAACAGATTATACCCTTTAATAATTTAAATGCAGTTTTTTATGCTATTTTTAAATTTTAACTCTCAATATCCAATTTTCGAAAGGACTAGTTTAAGCTAGTCCTTTTTAGTTCTAAATAAAGGAATATTCTTAACTTATACCCATACTTGCAAATAGTTTAAAACTAATTAAGATTATAATAGCTATAAATACAGCAATTAATATGAATAGTTTATCTCTATTGTTCATATTTCCACCACCTATATAACTATCTTTCTTTTAATACATAAATCTATTCCTCCTTATTTCCACCTTTAATTCCCCAAGCACTCATTATTTTGTCTGCACTTTCTGGAAACTTTAATTTCCCATTGATCTCTTTCCCACATATACATTGTGCTAGTGCCATATAGTTTGGATATGTTTTATAGTCACTCGGTTTAAAGAATGTTTCTTTTACACTGGGTATACTAGGTTCTATTTCAACATACTTTAACTCTGTTGATTTACTCATTCTTATCACCCCTTATTTTATACTCAAGTTTATATCTCTTTCTAAAAAGTCTTTTAGCTTCTATGGCTTGATTTAAATTGCCTCTGCTAGCATTTAAATAGTCACATGCTTTATTAACACTCTCAAACTCTATAGTCTCATTTTTTAATTTATCTATAACTATCAACGGCTTTCTTTCAACTTCTCTTATAGTTTCTAAAGCTTGTATCCTAAATCTCTTTCTAAACAGTCTATTGTGCTTTATATAAGTTGTTATATCTGATCTTCTCATATCTAGAAATTTACAACAATCATCTAATCCATCAAACTCCATTTCTTTCTCTTCTACTTCATCTACTACCTTAACTTTATAATTATAATTCTGTTTAGGTTTAATCTTTCTATAATGTCCTCCTTTATCATCTTTAGGATCATCAAGTACTATATGTTTAATAGCTTTTCCTATACTTAAACTTGGATTTAATATGCAAGCTAATAAAGCCATATAGTTATCTGTAAAATCAAAATCATAAGAATTAGAATATTTCACTCTTATCACCCCTATTTAACTTTTCTTTTTTATATAAATTTTTATTACATATTCTGAATTTATAGTTTTTCCTCTACACATAATAGTTATATAAAGGAGGTAATTATATGTTTATAAAAAAATTAAGCATTGTGTTTTCAATAATATTGATTCTATTTACAATAAATATAAATACAATCTATGCATTTAATACTGTAACTCCACCACCAATTAGTAACGAATATATTAAGGAACTAGAAATAATAGATAATTATATGTATTTATTAGTACAATCCGTTGCTACAAAAAATATTGACCAATCTAAAACCAGTAAAGATATTACATTTATAGAAACTTTAATCGATAGTCTAACTAATAAAACCTCAAAACTTTCTAAAGAAGATAATGATGTTATCCTATCCATGCAGGTCATATTAAACTATTACAAAATTTCTATAATAAATATAAAGGTTTATATAGATAAGAATGATGCTGATAGATTAATAGATTCAATAACTTCTTTTTCTTTAGGTTATAACTCTTCATCAACCTTGAGAAACACTATAGGAAAAGCGAAACAGTAGGTTCTCGCTTTTCTTATATTAATTGCAATGCTATCTCTACTAGGTATTTTCTAACCTTAAAGATAAACTTACCAAACTCTATATTCTCTTTTGAATACCTCTAAAGCTTCTATCCAAGCTTCTTGTTCTGTTATACCTCTATCTTTAGCAATCTGCTTTGCTATGTCTCTAAGAATCTTAGCTGCTTCTATTATTCCCATAGTTTACATCACTCCTAATTTCCTTTTTTGAACTTAACTTATCTTTGCATATTTTATGTATATACTTCCAATATCCCTCGCTGCCTTTTGGTGATTTAATTGTTCCATCTTCAACAGATATATCTACTGCTAAAACTATACTTTTTAGTTCACTATCAGATAATTTATACATACTTCTTATACTATTCAAATCTGTGGATAAATTTACACTAGTTACTCTATCAATAGATATAGTATTAGGATATGGTAATAGGGTCTTTTGTTCGGGATTTAAATCCGTACCGTAAGGATTTATATCCGTACCCTCGGGATTTATTTCCGATAGCTTCGGATTTAAATCCGATGTCCTATAGTTAGTATCTATTAATAATTTATAGTTTCTACCTAGAGCATAATAAGAATACGTCCCTCCTATTTTTACTGTTTTATGTTTTAATATTCCTATCTTGCACATCTTCTTTAGTCTTCTATAGACTGTATCTTTCTTCATCTTCGTAATAGGTATATCCTCTGTTACACCATCATACTTAATCCAATAGTACTTATCATCTGAAATAATCTTTGATATCATTCTTTCACTATCTTTAAATTTTACAAACCATTTTAATATCAATAGATCTCTATCATCTAATTCAAGTTCTATTGCTTTTTCTTGGCTAAATCCATGTATGCTATACTCCAAGAAACTCACCCCCACTTTATTTAAATCTATTAATTTATAAGTTTTACTTGTAGTTATCTTTATCTACGTATATAATTAAATTGGAATTTTTTATTGGGTCCTTCTGGACTCTTTTTTTATTTTCATTAAATTAATGTTTTGAAATACTCTGTTTAACAATGTTGCTTGTCCTCTTTTTGCTTATTATAAGCTTTTAATTCATCAAATTTATTATCTAGTTCTTGTCCTAAATAACTATATTTTTTCATAAAACTTTGAAGTATTTTTATACTCATTTAACTCACTCCTTGTACAAATTTTCATTGCCAAAGAGCCTAAGCTCCTTGTTTATCGTTATATTCTTTAATCGCTATTTCTTTAGCTTCTTCATAACTCAAACCAGTTTCTTCTAATTCCTTTGTTCTTATCCATATTGGGTAAGCTATACTCAATGCTTCATCCCCATATTTTTCTCTTTGTCTATCAAGTATCCATTTAGCTTTTCTTCTTTCTATTTCCTCAATCCAATATGGATCTTCTGGGTAAACTACCTCAACTTTTATTTCTCTGCTTTTTCTTGGTGCCATTGCAACCACCCCCACTAAATTTTATGTTTATTGAAAATTGTCCTATGCAATTTATCTTGATTTACTAACTTCCAAATCTACTTTTACAGTAACTTTTGATTTTTCAAGTTCTTCTCTTTGTTCTGCTATTACAATTGTTTTGATATAATTTCTCAATCTTAAAACCTCTAACTCTTCTTCTTTTTGCTTTAAAAGGATCTCTTTGCTTTCTAGAGTTTTATTTAATATATTTACTGCTTTTTCTAAGATTACTTTTTCATCATCTTCGGTAGATATTGGGATATATCCACCAGTAAGTCGTATCTGTTTTAATATTTTCTTAATTTCCTTTTTTAACTTCCTAGCGATAGGTTTTCTACTTTGCATTAAAACTTCATAAAGTCCATCTTCTGTTAAAAACCACATTTCTCTCGCCTGACCTGATGCAAGGATTGTTTGCATCAGCTTTTCATCTTTATCTATACTCTTTAACATTTCAGATGCTCTACTATGTCCTATCCATTCAGCTACATCTTTTGCCAAAAATAATGGGTTTTCTAAACTTCCAAATGTAGTTACATGTTGTCCTAAGATTTCTCTTTTATCTAGTATCTTCATATCAACACCCCTTTGTTAATTATGGTTTACAAAATTCTTAAAAAATATATCCTCTATACTTTTATTTAGTTCATTAGCTATTCTATACGTAATTTCTGTAGATGGATTAGAATGTCCATTTTCTATTTTAGATAGATATGTTCTTGATATACCTACTTTTTTGGCTAAATTTGCTTGAGATATTTTTAATTCTTTTCTAATATGAAATAAATTGTTTCTAATATTAATCATCCTCCTTATTCATATTGTTAATCATAGTTTACATTATCTTACTTCATCTGTCAACTATGTTTTACAACTTTATTTGTTTTTGTAAACTATTGTTAACATTTTTTTGATATAATTTAACTAAATACTTAATAAAGGAGTGATATAATGCAAAGCTTAGGAGATATAATAAAAAAATATAGACTTGATAATGACTTATCTCTTAGAGAATTTTCTAAGAAGTGCGGACTTAGTCATACTTATATAGATAAATTGGAAAAAGGTGTTGATCCTAGAAGTCAAAAGCCTGTAGAACCAACTTTAGATGCTTTAGAAAAAATTAGTTATGCTATAGAGTTGTCATTAGATGATCTTTTAACTATGCTAGGAAAGATTAATTCTAATGATACAGTTAATATAAATTTATCCAACCGTCTAAAATTATTAAGAAATGAGAAAAATGTTATGCAAAAAGATATTGCAAATTATCTTAATATAACTACAAGTGCATACGGATTTTATGAACAAGGTAAGAGAACACCTCCCCCAGAAATTTTGTCTGCTTTAGCAGAATACTTTGATGTTTCCGTTGACTACTTGATTGGTAGGGTGGATACAAAACAAATATGTAATAAAAAGCCAGTGAATATAAATGAAAACGAAAAAGATGTGGAAGAATTATTAGAAGAAACTATGTCCCAAATTTTGGATCAAAAAGGTCTTATGCTTAACGGACAAATAGTTGATGATAATGATCTTGTTCTTTTAAGAAATGCAATTAGAAATGGAATTGAATTAGCTAAAACTATGCAAAAGTCTAAGAAATAAGGGGTGTTAAATTTGAGTAGTATTAAAAATACAGTAAATAATTTAGTAACTAAGTTTAAAACAAGAAATCCATTTGAATTATGTGACTACTTAAACATCCCTATTCTTCATGAACCTTTAGGCAATATTAAAGGCTTCTTTCAAAATACACTTAATACGCCTATAATTCATTTAAATTCTAATTTAGATGAACATGAGATTAAGTGTGTTATTTCTCATGAGCTTGGTCATGCAATTTTACATAAAGATCTTAATGTTTGCTTTTTAAAGCACTACACATTTTCAGTTACAGATAGATATGAAAATGAGGCAAATAAATTCACAGCGGAGTTATTGATAGATGATAATATGCTTATCGATATTATGGAGGTAAATAATATAATTACAATTGATGAATTAAGTAAATACTTTTGTGTTCCTAAGGAATTTATCATATATAAATTTAAAACATTTTCTATATAAAATAAAGAAGTATTAATTTTTTTAATTAATACTTCTTTATTTTATATAGATATAGTTTATATTGATAACTTATCTAACATATCCTAAGTTAGTATTTGTCTCTCTAATTACATGTTCTAATTGTTGATTACTAATTTGTAAAAATCCTGGATATGCATCTCTATCTAATCCAATCTTATTTATTAAATCATGTCTAGTCATTCTTTTAGTTAGAGCTATATTATATGTCATTTTTATAGTAAAAAATTCATATCTACTATCATATAAGTTTTTTAACTCTGAATCCGTAAATATACTATAATTTTTACAATATCTTTTATAATCTTCAAATGATGCAAAACTCCTGTTAGATCTCACCTCATCAACTACACAAACACTAGTAGCTACAGATCTATACTCTGCTTGACCTTCAATATCTGTAGATCTGTATATTAAAATATTATCTCCTTTCTTTAAACGATTCACACCTTTCATTCTGCATATATATATTTTTTCAATACTATTAGTATGTGATACATCTTCTACTATATCAATTGATTCTGTATTTAATCTAGAATCTGGAAATAATCTAGTGTGATATTTAGGATATATAGATAATAAATAAGCATCTGAATTTTTATCTATAATAGGGTAATTTTTTCTACAATCACTATTTTTTTCGCTTAAGTCTTTTAATAAAACCAACTCACATCCATCACTAGTCTTCTTTTTACCATATTTCTTAAATCCATATTTCTCATAAAGTTTAATCAACCCTTCATGTTTACTAAATACAGTTACATATATATTTTTTATGTTATTCTTAATAGCAAAGTCTAAAGCCTTCTTTATAAAACGCTCTCCTAGTCTAGTTCCATGAGCATCAATCTTCATGGTACCTATCTTTACTACTCTATCATAATTTATAATAGGTTCAACATCTGTTATAGGTTCTTCCTCTATTTTAAGATATAAAAAACCTTCTATTTTTCCATTTATAGTCTGTATATATGCCTTTTCATTTTTTTCTGATTTTCCATTAAACCATCCTTCAAATTTTGTATAATCAGTTTTAAGAGAATCGAAGAATGGGTCATTTAAGTTTATATCTTTAAAACTCTCATATAAAAATCTATATTTCATTTATTATCCCCTCTATTTCTGTATTTTTTTTATCTGAAGTAATATTTATAAATTTTATAGGAATCTTTAGTTCCATTGCCACTTTTTTAGCATACTCTGTTTCTTCTTTTTGAAAAGACTCTATAAGTTCAATATTATATTCTATATCGTCTCTTTCCTTTAACCTATCAAAAATATTAGTTTCTTTATCAACAAGCACTATTATGTAATCTATTCCTATACCTTTATAGGTTTCTATAGGTATCCTTGATATTTGCTCATTATTATTTAATAAACAAAAATGACCATCAAGCATATAAACTTTCTTTTCAATAAACGTTTTCTTTATAGATTCTATAAGTAATTCTTGATTTGAACTTATATTAGTGGTCCACTTGTTCGTAAATATTTCACCTTTTAATTTAGATATCAGCTCACTAGATGAATAGAATGGAATATTATTTTTTGAAGATATTTCTCTTGCAAATGTAGACTTGCCTACACCATGAATTCCACCTATAAAAATGATTTTTCTTTCTTCTACAAATTTCGCCCCCTTTCTCGCATTAATTATAACATCGATAATATATTTTATTCAATATGTTATAATTTTTTATTATAAATTCTAAAAGTTGAGTTATAATATATATTTAACTTGTATTTAATTATATAGGAGGATTTTTTTATGAAACATATTATGCATTTAAAAAATGATTATTTTAATTTGATAGATAAAAACCTTAAATCTATAGAGTTGAGAATTTATGATCAAAAAAGAAGATTAATATCCGTAGGAGATAATATAGAATTTGTAAACTCACTTGATGCAAAAACTTCTATATTAGTTGAAGTTACAAATATAGAAATTTTTAGATCATTTAAAGATCTTATTGAACATACAGATAAAAAACTTCTCGGATGGGCCCATCTATCCGAAGATACTATATTGGATAAATTGAGAGAGATATATTCTATCGATGATGAAAATAAATTTGGAGTGGTTAAAATAACATTTAAAAAAATAGAAAGATAACTATAATATCTTTCTATTTTTTTAAACCATTTATTTTATTTACTTTCTCAAAATCTCTTAGATAGCAAAACGATTGTGGAGCTTTAAAATTTTCAATAATAATACTAGGTTCAACTGGTTTATCATAAACAATTAAATCTTTTATTTCTAAAGCATATGCCTTGTCATGATTAGAAAAATACTTGTTAAAATATTTTTGTGATATTCCCGATTCTCTATATGTTTTTTCCCAGACATTTTCTAAATCTCCATGCACAACATCTTTAACTTTAAACTCACCTATAAACATACCTACAGGTTTTGTTGCGTATATAATAACCGATTCAATATTTTGTTTAAATATTTTCTTTCTATACTCATATTTTTTTTCACCCGAAACAATTTTTTCAACAAACTCAGGTTTTATAGATAATATAGCTTTCATTAATGCACCTCTATCACTGAATTTTAATTTATTTATCTTACTTAAATAGTATAGAACATATTTTCGGTTTTTTCAATATATGCTATATTTTAAATTAGAAGTTAATATATTTTTATTGAGAGGTGATAATATTGATTGCTGCAATATATTCAAGAAAATCAAAATTCACTGGAAAAGGTGAATCTATAGAAAACCAAATACAACTTTGTATGGACTATGCTAAAAACCTAGGAATAAATGAATTTTTAGTATACGAAGATGAAGGTTTTTCTGGTAAATCTATGGATAGACCAAAGTTTAAAGAAATGCTTAAAGATGCTAAAGATAAAAAGTTTGATTATTTAATATGTTATAGATTAGATAGAATATCCCGTAATGTTTCTGACTTCTCTACTCTTATAGAAGATCTAAATAAGCTTAATATATCTTTCGTATCAATTAAAGAACAATTTGATACTAGTACTCCTATGGGACGTGCTATGATGTATATATCATCTGTATTCGCTCAGTTAGAACGAGAAACTATAGCTGAACGTGTTAGAGATAATATGTATGAGTTAGCTAGAACTGGAAGATGGCTAGGAGGTATGCCTCCATATGGTTTTATTAGTACTCAAATTACCTACTATGATGAAAATATGAATCAAAGAAAAATGTATAAACTTAAAGTTGATGAAGATACAATAGAAATTGTTAAGTTGATATTTGATAAGTATTTAGAGCTTAGATCACTTTCAAAACTATATAAATATATGTATGAGAATGGAATTAAAGGAACTCGTGGAGGTAACCTTGATCCTAGTGCCTTATCTTTAATTCTAAAAAATCCAGCATATGTTAAAGCTGATAAAAGTGTAGTTGATTATCTAAGAAAGTCTAATATAGATGTTATGGGAGATACAGACAATATACATGGTATCCTAACTTATGCTAAAAATACAGATAGTCCTATAGCTGCTGTTGCTAAACATAAAGGTGTCATAGATTCGGATAAATGGATTGAAGCCCAAAGGTTACTTAATGCAAATAAAGCTAAAGCTCCTAGGGCTGGAACTGGAAGTAAAGCATTATTATCAGGTCTTTTAAAATGTTCTAAGTGTGGCTCTAATATGAGAATTACTTATAAAAACTCTAAAAGTGGCACTATCTATTATTACATATGTGGAACAAAGAAATCTTTAGGAGTATCAGCTTGTGATTGTAGAAATATCAGATCTGATAAGGCTGAATCTAAAGTTATAGATGAATTAAAAAATAAAAGTATTAAATCTATAATGTCAAGTTATAAAGATAGCAAGTTAGAAAATTCTAAGAATAGGAAAAATATAAAAACTGAGATAAACTCAATAAATAATCAGATTAAAGAAAAAGAAACATACATTGATAATTTAGTTATGCAATTAGCCAAGGTTACCGAAAGCTCTGCATCTACTTTTATAATCAATAAATTAGAATCTTTAAATAATGACTTATCTAATTTAAAATCACAATTAGAATCTTTAAATACTATGTCTATGGAAAATAAGCAAGTTGATATTAATATAAATATGCTTATAGATAATTTAAATAAATTCAATAAAGAAATTGATACCTCTGATATCAATAAGAAGAGACTGTTACTATCTACGGTAGTAGATTACATGACATGGGACTCTGATACAGACACAATAAAGGTAAACCTAATAGGTATCAATCCAAGCAATACTATAGCTTTAGATAAATAGGAACTTTAATACATTTATCTGAAGCTATTTCTATGTCAGATAAGGTTGCAGTTTTATCCAAACGCCCTGCATCTATAAAAAATATCTATAACATAAATTTAAAAATATCAGAAACTAGAACTCCTATAATATCAAGAAGTGCTGAAAATTTTAAAGACTATTTTAATATCTTGTGGAAGGAGATTGATTCTAGTGAAACAAAATAATGTATCACAAGGTCATAAACAATATTTAAAATCGCTAAAAAAAGAAAAGAATCTAATCTTTTTTTATCAAATATTTATATTGGTTGGATTTATAGTTCTTTGGGAATTACTTGCTAGACTTAATATAATAGATGTATTTCTATTTAGCAAACCTAGTGATATTTACAATCTTTTTATAAAATATATTCAAAATGGAGAATTATTTAAGCATATATTAATATCTAGCTATGAGACAATAGTTGGATTAGCAGTTGGTACAATTCTTGGAATATTAGTAGCTATAATGCTTTGGTGGTCAGAAAGATTGTCTAAAATACTTGATCCATTTTTGGTTGTACTAAATGCACTTCCTAAAACAGCATTAGCACCAATTTTAATAGTTTGGGCTGGAGCTGGTGTAAATGGAATAATAGTTATAGCTATTACTATATCTGTTGTTGTTACTATATTATCCGCCTATAATTATTTTATAAGTGTTGATGAGGAAAAAGTCAAAATGCTTAAAAGTTTTGGAGCATCAAAACTTCAAATTCTTACAAAATTAATATTTCCTTCTAACATAGGAAATTTAATAAATTTAACTAAAATTAATATAGGTATGGCTTGGGTTGGCGTAATAGTAGGTGAATTCTTAGTATCTAGATATGGTCTTGGGTACTTAATAGTTTATGGTGGCCAAGTTTTCAAATTAGATTTAGTAATGATGGGAGTAATAGTGTTAGCCCTTTGTGCTTTAATTATGTATCAAGTTTTAAATATAGCAGAAAAAATTTATAAAAGTAAAAGATAAAATTTAATATAAAAACAAAATAACTGAGTTCAAGTTTGTTATAAACAGGCTTGAGCTCAGTTATTTTTTATATATTACAATATCCTATTATTTCATAATCTGTTGGTACGTCATAATTTCTATTGCCGTTTTCTAGAGTCCATTTTAAATCAAACATAGTTGTATCAATTATTAATGAAAAGTATAGCATAACTATCCCTACATCAACTTTACCTTCATACTCACTTGCAAATTCATCTTTTCTCACTGCAAGAATCACTTTGCCTCCATCAATTATAAATCTCCAAGGTTGTCTATTTAATGTAGATGGTGCCATTCTAGCAAAACTAAATGCATCTAATAATCCTCTTTCTTCTAATAATTCTATGGTTGCATTTTCTCCCCATTTATCTATATAAACTATCTTTTCTACACCTAATCTAGATGAATCACCAGTAGCTGATTTAGTTTTTACAGTATCTCCATAACCTAGTGCAATAATTGCTGTAACTTCCTTATCTGATAAAATTTCAAGCTTTTCTTTTATAAGCGAACTCTCTTTAAAGGTAACCCAACATGAGTCGATTCCTAAGTCCATGGCCTTTAGAGTTAAGTTTTCTCCTATATATCCTGAATTTTCTATGTATCCTTTATCTGTATCAGATAAAATGATTACATAGTTTGGTGCTTCTATCATATGTCCATTATATCCTGCTATTTTATCAAGTTTTGGATATAATTTATCTTTATTAAAAACTTTAACTTCAGTACTTATTTCTGGTACAAGTTTTTTAGACATATTTATATATTCTTCTATTATTCTGAAATCTGATTTTTTTATTTCTTGATTTTTAAATTTCCTTACTGACCTTTTATTGGATATAAGATATTTGTAATTCATAATTTCCCCTCCCTAAAGTTATATTAAATTTTATTTTATATTTTTTATACCCAAAACCAACACGAAGCAAACATTTTCCTGATAACTATAGTATTTTTACAAATATCTAAAATGGTTTTATCACCAATCAATTTATTTTTTAATAATATACATTATCTTTAATTTTAAGGGGTGATTTTTTGCTAAAAAAATTAATAATATTAATAACTTTAATTACTAGCCTATCTTTGCTTCTCATTGGATGTACTCCTAAATCTCAAAGTATTAAATCTAAAAATTTAAATAAGCTAACTGTTGCAGAGGTAACCCATTCAGTATTTTATGCTCCACAATATGCAGCTATAACTCAAGGTTTTTTTGAGGAAGAGGGCATTGAGTTAGACCTTATAAATACTCAGGGAGCAGATAAAACAATGGCTGCACTTCTTTCTGGAGAAGCAGATATAGGACTTATGGGACCAGAAGCATCTATTTATGTATATAATAAAGGGAATTCAAATTATGCAGTAAATTTTGCGCAATTAACTCAAAAAGATGGAAGCTTTTTAGTTGCTCGTGAAAATACTGATAGTTTTTCTTTTGAGGATTTAAAAGGTAAAGAGGTTTTAGGTGGTAGAAAAGGTGGGGTTCCTGAAATGACATTAGAGTATGTTATGAAAAAAAATGGTCTAACTATAGGAACTGATACTCAAAATGGTAAAGTAAATATCAGAACCGATATTCAATAATCAGTTTTATGATAACAGTTAATTTTTAGAATAGTATTTTAGAAATATTAAGATAAAATTTTCATTAATACTATAAAAAAACAGAAATAAGATAAAGTTTTAGGGTATCTTATTTCTGTTTTTATCATGAAAATTAGTATCTAATCAAAATTTAATTTAAAACAATATTTTATAGTAAAATTTTTACTAAGTTTATACTAATTCAAGATACTTAGAGCTAACATATCCTAGACCCTTATTACCGTTAAACCCTTCTATACTTACCCATCCATTTAAACAATACTGTAAATTCACTATATCTCCATATTTAACTTGTCCTATTACCTCATACTCTGTACCTCTATCCCATCTAACATTTAAAACATCTGCAATTACTCTAGCCTTTCTTCCTGAGTAATCTCCATTTGTAAATCCTTCGTCTACAATTCCAGTTTCTTTCCATTCAACTGAATTAAATTTACAAATTCCTTTTGCTATAGCTTTAGCAAATTTATCTTTATTGTTCATTATTAAATTATAGTCTTCCTCATTAGTTATGAATCCTAACTCAACTAAACAAGCATCCATCTTAGTCTCTCTAACTACGTGTAGGTTACCTTCCTTTACACCTCTATTTTTAGTGTAAAGACCTTCTTGTATTAACTCTGAGTGTATAGTGTCTGCTAAAGCTCTATATGCAAATTTATAGCAATAAGTTTCTACCCCTTGAGCACTTGGATTGTCAGAGCTGTTACAGTGTATTGATACAAATGAGTTTACCCCTAATTTATTAGCTTCATTAGTTCTATCATTTAACGTCACAAATACATCTGTAGTTCGAGTATTTAAATTTTCTATATTTTGATTTTTTAAGTACTTAGCTACTCTATTAGATACATCTAATACTATATCCTTTTCTAAGCATCCATGTACTCCTGGTGCTCCAGAATCATATCCTCCATGTCCTGGATCTGTCATATTTTTTTTCATAATTAATTCCTCCTAATTATTTTTTTTATTGTATATATTTTAAAAGATAACAAAAAAAGAACTGTCTCAGTCCTATTTATTACCTTTTCAATAAGCATTTAATTTATTATTTATTTACAGTTTGTTTTACAAGTTGATTTGTGGCGATAGCTCCAAAACTACATATTATGCCTTGTAAAATACTTGTAGCATTAAATCCCATTATAGGTATGCTAAAACTAATACCTAGAACTAGTAAAATCCACGGTATACTCCAATCTTTTATCTTAGGTGTTTTCTTTAAAAACATACCTATAACATAAAGAGAAGCTACTAATATTAGTAGCTTCTCAGGTATAAATTTAATTATTGTTTCCATTTAACTTATCTCCTTTTATTTAAACAAATGATTTTGTATTGCATAGAAAAATAATCCTACAAAGCCACTAAAAATAAATCCTAACCCCCATTTTAGGGTATTTATAAGTCCTTCTATACTCTTACATAAGTTATCTATCTGTATATCTCTTTTTACATCACTTTGTTCTAATTTATCTAATCTCTCAGAATGATTGTTTATCCGTTTCTCATGTGTTTCAATCATATGGTCCTTTACTTCATCATTCATATTTCCTCCTAAACATTCCATAAAAATAGAACTACTTTTTATAGTCTTTTCTATATTTACACTTCATTTATAATTTATTTTGTATTTGTGAATAGTCAGCGTCTTTACTATAATCTTCATTTGTTATTTCTGTATACTGTTTCTTAGTTATTTTGCCATATTCAACGAATTTTGCAACTTGTTTTTTAGAATACATTCTAGTCCCGTCAAATTTAATGTAGTTGTAGTATCTTTTTACTAATGAGTAGTAATTCATAATCTATTTACCTCCTTGTGCTATTGTTAGTACTAATTCACTAACTGTTTTATTTAATTTTTCTATTTCAAAATCCTTCGATGCCGAATCTAAAAGTGCGTTTGCTTGCCCTTCTATTAAATCGGCAATTTGAGAATCTTTACTAGCGTTATCAATTAAAAGTTTTGCGTTTTGTTCTTCCACTATTTCACTGTGTGTGGCTTCTGGTTTTTCATAGTCAATTATTACTTTTTCAAACATTTCTATATCACTATAAGTATATAATGGTTTTTGTAAATTGGAATCTTTTTTGATTTTACAAGAACCTAATTGCATTAAATACGCTTTTAGTTCTGGGTCAATGTTTATATGTGAGGAAGGAATAATTTTATGTATACTCTCTTTATAGAATCCTTCACATATTAAATCTTCATTGTAAACTAATTTGCACATATATTTTCCTCCTATTTTCCTATTGCAAACCAACTAGCAGAAATACTTCCTGTTAATTGATTACCTGTTGTATTTCGCACGTGTAATCTTATACCTGTAGCTCCATTTTCTCCAGTACCTGCGGCATTACCACTTAGGTCTTGCCAAGCATTATTACTTCTTATATAACCAATTCCTGTATAATAACATGTCACAGGAAAATTAATAGGATAGAATGTATCTTTTATCAAAAAGTTATAATTTGATGTTCCCATTTCTACCCAACCCCATTGGAATATAAATCCCCCAAAAACTTTCGGGAATTTTATATAACCATAATTTTCAGTACTTTCATACTCAACATTTAAAAGGTCTTTGAGTTTACTCCAAATACTTCTTTTAGATTTAGCAACATTATCCTGTAAGTTATCCATTTGTGCTTTAATATTTAATGGTACTCTATGAGTACTTTCTGTAATTATCATAGGTGACCCTATTAATATTTTGTCACCACTTTCACATAAAAGGCTGGTATTTACTTCACAATTTTTAGACTCTTTTTCCATAGTTCTTTTAGTTATTTCATATTCTATAGTTATATCTGTTTCTTTGTTAGCTAAATGGTCTACAAGTTGCTCTGCAGTAGTACACCATTTACCAACTCTAAATACAAGTTGCCCGTTTATACCACCCATAGCTAAACATATTTTATCATTGTTGTATAAAGTGTCATCTGATACGGCTTCATAAGCACTTGTATTAAGACAAATTTGTCTTTTATCTGGGGTATTAATAGAATCAGGTAATTTACAAGCAAAAGCATTAGTGTTAGGTTTTTTTTGATCTATTAACTCCCAATTTTCTGAACCATTTAAAGTGTAACTTTTTATTCTAGTAACTTTTTTACCATTTACTAATTCATCATGTGTCCCATTAGGCAGGCCTCTTAGTTTAATACCACTGTTTTGAACATAGTCTTTAGCCTCAACCAATTTTGCGTTTTTGTATGTTACATCTAGTCCAGAAAGTGGATTATTTACATTAGCGTAGAATCTAATATACACTTTGTGTGTATCACTAAACGTAGTAAATATGTCACTATTATTTCTTAGATATGTTATATCTGATAATACAGTAGTACTATCTCCGTCTGGGGTAGTGGCAACTGCCACAAATGCATTTCCATCATCTTCTATAAAATCTGTTACAAGCATATAAGTTGTATTTGATTTTACATTTAATTCAAACTGTACATATCCATAAGAAGTATCTGTACTTCTAACAGTTAGTTTCTGTAATGAATTATCCAATGTATGAGAACAATTTAAAACATTCTTTGGTTGTTTAGTAAATATGTTAACCTCTGTTGAAGGGTCATACGATACTATGTTATCTAAACTGACATTCCATAGTTTACGGTTTTTTGAACCTGTACGACCTATTACATTATCTATTGTTACCATTCCACGTTTCATTGAACTTCTATAATCTTTAGCTCTATACCCGTCACCAAAAAAAACTTCACCTTTACCAACTTCAATAATATTAGAACTATTAGTACTTAACTCTTCTGAATAACTAGGTGTTCCTATTTCATTACTATTAATAGTTTTAACCCAATTAGTCCAAGTTTTATTAGCATTGTTATAATATCTAGTACAGATATTTGCAAACCTATCAACAAAAACTTGTGTACAATCATCAAAAGTTTTTGAAACCATTAAAGTACCATATAATGGATTTGTTGAAGCATAAGGGGCATTAAGTATATTGGCCTTACTTACATAGTAGTTTCCTGGTGATTTACAATTATTAAAGTCTGTCACAGAATCCCTATAGTTTAAGAAATATTTACTATCTAAATCGGGTTTATTTACAACATCATTCCAATTAGGTTTATTTGTTGTTGAATAAGTTTGTGCCCAAGCACTCCAACCACTACCATTACTTTTAAATCTTGTAAATATTTTTGTCCTATAATCAAAATAAATTTGATGTAATTCTCCCGAATCCCCTCTAGTTAATACTAATAATTCACCATAGACATCTGATGATATAGGAGAATTAAGTAAGGCTTTAGAACTAGAAACTATGTACTTACCTTCATGTAAACAAGTGTTAAAGTCTGAAACTTCTTCAATATAAGTTCTGAAATATCTATCATCTGATTGAGATTGTGTGAATAAGTTAGGTTTTTCTCTTATTTCAGTCCATTTAGGTGCAGTAGAATCAGTATATACTTTATTCCATCCTCTAAATCCCATATTATAGCCATCACTTGCATAGTATCTAAAAAACATTGCTCCACTGCTTGTTGAAACTCTTTGTATTAAATCATTACCTCTAGGTATTACCTCTAGTGTCCCATACATACTCCCACCAAAAGGTGCGTTTGGTATATCTACACCAGTTATAGTATAAATACCTGGTGTTTTACAATTGTTGAAGTCAGACACAATACCTAAATTTTTACTTAAGTATTTGTTATCTGCTTCACTTGTAGAAATAAGTTTTTTCCAAGGTGTCCATGAAGTAGCTTCGGTATTTGTTGAACATCTAGTATATACCTCATTTGTAACATCCGAATAAAATACCTGAGTAATCCATTTAGAAGGAGAATCCCATTGGTACACTACTAACCTACCGTAACCTACAGGAGAATTCGGAGTGTTTTGTTCAACTATATAGTTACCTCCTTCCACCACAGTATTTAAATCCGTTGTAACCAGTAATCTTTTAGGGGTTTTTAACACTACATCTGATTTTTCTGATTTAGAATCAATTTTTTTATTTTGCTCTTTTAAAGTTTTATCATATTCAGTTTTAAAATCATCATGTTTTTTATTATTTTCTTTTATATTTTCTTCAATTCTATTAAAATCTTCTGGCATTACTGTTTCTGTAAGCTTCCAATTTGTTTTATAAGTACCCATTAATTAACCCCTTCCTCGATATTTATTACGTGTTTAAGTTCTATATCTTCTATTATTGGAACATATAGATCTATAGAAGTTAGTAATTTATTATCAGATGTATAAACATCAACTTTTGTTATTTCATCTAGGCCAAAACTATGCAAAACTGCATATTCTAAAGTTAATTTTTCATTTACAATATCTTTTGTTATAAATTCATTTATAACTTTTACATTGTTTAACTTTACATAACCAATTTTACTTAATGCAAAGCCTTTTAGCTCATCTAAAAAATACTTTTGTATAGAGTTATTTTGTTTCAACTTTATAGCTCCTTTCTCATGTAGAGATTTAAACGGCAAAGTTCCCAACCTCCAGGTTGAACCTAATCTATAGTTATACTCCCTTTGTGCTAGCATTAATTCTTCATTTGCTAGTATTTTTTCATCAATAAAGGGTTTATTTATAAATACAATATTAGCTGGTTTCATTTTATTTATTGTTATGTAAGTTTCATTAAACCAGGTTTGATTTAATATTTTTGACTCAATATAAAGAGTAAATTTACCAGGATCAACAAAAATATTATAGTTTCCTTTACCTATTAACTCATCTAATTTCTGTTTTAAAGCTCTTAAAGTGAAAGGCATATTCATAGCTAATCTATTTAATATCCTCTGTCTTCTAAAACTTAGTTCCTTATTGTCTCCATCATTTATTCGTAATAGAATTTCATATTTTTTTATAGTTTCTTTATCTGCAGTTATAACATATTCATTTTTTATAGCTTTTTCAAATTCAGTATTTAGATTTTCAAATAAATCATTTTCAATTTTAACTAATGTATCTATTTCGAGTATGTTATTATATAAAGTTGGAAAATAGTTTTTTATATTTATCATAATAAATTAACTTCTTTCAATTGAGGTATTTGTTGTAATTCTCCAGTTTGAATTAGGTTTAAATCATTTGATTGACCATTTATCTTTATATCTGTTACATTGGCTACTCCAACAACCTTTAAAATAGACATAGTTATTTGAGATATATAAATAGATAACTCATATCTATTCATATCATCTGCAATCCCCCAGTTTTTTCTTAAACTTTTAAGATACTCATTTATAGACTTTTTAATTGTTTCTTTAACTTGATCTATTACATAGCCTGTAATTAAATGTATTTTAGCTTCTACAGTGACTTCTACTATTTGAGGAGTTGTTATTGTTACTACATGTCCAATAGGCGCTAATCCTAATCCTATCCCTTCCTTTTCTGCAGGGTCTATTATATTTTTAACTTTCTGTATTAAATCACTTGAAACTGCATTAAATTCAGTATCAACAATACTACATTTAACAGTTCCTCCACCTTTCCATGTTGGATATATTTGAACTTCTCCAATCCCATCAATCTTACGTATTTCCTCATCATATTGAGCTATATTTCCGCCAAATGGTCTTTGATTGACTTCTAATATAAATCTATTCTTCAACTCTTCATCCGTTTCTTCGTCCCTTGCAGGTACTAAAAGAGTAGTTAATTTGCATGATTTAAGATTATTTATATGAGTGATAGGTAGTAAATCGCCTATATATCCGTTTCCTAAGGTTCCAATCGTCTCACATTGTAAAATATATTCACCTGGAACAATTTGATTTTTTTCATTTTTAAATACATCAATAACCTTGTATGTTAAAGGTATTTCTTCATTAATAGTAGAAAATCTGCTTCCTACTTGAACGGTGGCAGGTGTTCCGTCTTGAAATACACATATAGCTTTTTTCTTAGCATATGTGGCTTTATATCTACTTAGACCCTGTTCTATTACCTTATTGTCTAAATATTCCCCATAACTGGTTGTAACAAAGGAATTTAATAAAACTTGTCTTAATTCCATATACATTTCTGCTAATTGATAACATGCTGGAGCTAATGCATCATAAATTACAGATCCTTGACGTTTATCAATATCTTCTGGAACTATCTCTAAAGCTTTATTTATAAGATTCTCAAAGGTATATTTTTCTAAATATTGTCCTAAACTCATATAGTCACCGCACTTTCAAAATGTATATTCCCAAAAATAGAATTTACTTTAAATTCTATTTCTAATATATCTTTATTTTCATTAATAATTTTAAAGTTTTCTATCCCTAGAATTCGTTCATCAATTAAAAGTGCTTCTTTTATTGATCTTTCTATATCTGATTTAACAAATTCTTTAGGCTTTCCTATATATCCCATAAGTTCAACTCCATAATTATCATCATAAATTATGTTTTCAAATCTTTCAGTTTGTAATATTTTAAATACCGATTGTTTTACTGCATCTAATTCATCAATTTTAGTTATTATTCTTCTATTAAAATTATCAATTTTATATGTTTTACTACTTTGAAAATTATCTTCTATTTCACTAACAATAAATTTAAAATTTGGTATCATTTTTTCAATTCTCCTCTATCTAATACATAAAACTGTTGTCCATTTGAAACTCTTAATAGAAGCACTTTTTCCCCTATTTTTAGGTTTTCAAATAAAACTGACCCATTTTTATCTTTAAACTCTCTACAAAATGGAGATAATACTAAAAAATCTTGATCAATCTTAAATCTATTTTCTACTAAAACAGTTAATGGCGATTCATTGGTTACTTCTCCTGGAACAAGGTCTGTTAACGTATTTTCTGGAATAGCATGCCTTGCCCCTTGTTTAATTAATCTTACAAATTTTTCTCCTGCCATTTATATCACCTCAACTTCTAAACTCATTGTATGCTCATTATTTTTTATTTTATGTGAAACGTTTAAGACAATAGCATATTTGTTAAATGGAACATCATTTTTTAAATCCTCTATAACTAAAACAACACCACATCCTGCCTTTACTCTAAAGTCTCCCAAACATTCAATCTTTAGAGACTTTTTAGGCTTATTGTAGTGTTTTAATAACATCTCTGCTCTTTCTTTAATTTGAGCTTCATTCATTTTTTCATCAACTTTATCGAAATATTGCAAAATACCCCATTTTTTGATATTTTGACTATCCTTAACAATATATACTTCTCTTTTTTTTGTTTCTTTATTTTCTTTAATAAGTTTTACTTGGTTGTATGTTTCATCATCTATACTTGACTCATAATCATAACTATTTAATAAGCTTTCATCTCCTATAGCTAAGTTAGTTTTCTCTTCCCATACATTTAGATGCTCTAAAGTTCCAAAGTTATCTCTAATAAAAAACCATTCACCTGTATCTATTAATGTCTTATCAAAGGCATATTGAATAATATCGCCAAGATTTTTATTATCTTCAATTTTTGCAGGTAAAGTATGATTACTACTATGCTTTATTTTAAAATTTATATTATAATCCATACAGATTTTACTAAAAATTTGACTACAAGTAAGGTTTTTAAACACATAAGTATCTTTATATTTTAAATATCTTAATTGATCATATGCAGTTATCTTTATTTCTTTATTTTCGCTCTTTCCAAGTTTGAAAATAAATCCAAAAAATATTTTCTCATTATTAATTTTCAAGGATATCGGACTTCCTTCACTCATATAGTCTTCATTTAATACATCTTGCAAAGTAAAAGTAAGCTTTCCAGGATTATCTTGAATTTCTTGATTTAGCTCTATATCAGATATTAAATCTGATACATCGTATGCTTTTCCTGTATTAGTGTTTTGTACAATCATCTCTATATTCATTTATATCACCTTAACAGACTCTTTCGTTACCCATCCCATCCATCCACCATTCATATCAGTTACATGGTATGGATACTTACGACCATCCCTTTTTATGAAATTTATCTTACCTCTATAGTTTCTAAGGGTCATTCCTGGTCCTTTGCCCCAACTATCTCTATGTAATCTTCCATTAACTATGACAGTACACCCTATAGTTATATTTCCAGATGCATTATTCCTATTATTGTTAGTATTTCTGTTTGGTCTTTTACTTTCATAATCTGAAATTTTGACCTCTTTTACTTTTACTTCTCTATATTCCTTTATGCTAATCGTAAAATTGACATCATTAGAACCATATTTATATCCATATTCAAAGCTTTCAATTAAAACCATAAGGTTTATATCTGTATCACTTACTATAAATCTTATAGGCTTTTTATCTCCCCTTACTTGTTCTATAAAATCAATATAATATTTTGGTTCTTGAAATTGATTTTTAGTCCTTATAAATGGATATATATTATCTTTAGGTAAAAAACTTTCAAATTCTATAGTAGATAACTTTTTATCTTTTGCAATATTAATTTCTCCAAGCTTTACAACCTCTTTTGTTTCATTAGATCCTTCAATTTTAACTTTTAATTCTTCTGGATTTATAGGGAATTGAATCACCAATCCCCTATACTCCATAAAAACCCCTACAGACACTAAGCATATACCCCCTCTACTATTGTATTAGATAGAGCTTCTTCAGTCATATCTTCTATTGCAGATAAAATTTTATTTATATCAGCTGTTTCTGTTACAGGCCCTGTAAATTCAACCTTCATATTAGGTCTTAATGTAGTATATTTATTAATAAATTCAGCTTTTGATATATCCTTTAACATCTTAATATCTTCATCAGTTATTTTTACATCATCTTCTATTTTTCCTATTTTATCTAGTTTTCCACCGTTAATTTTATCAGATAAACCTGCAGGCATTTTTCCAGCTCCGCCAACTCCGGATCCTGGTCCTTTTCCTTTTCCATTAGATCCATTTGTCATTGGATTATTTGAGAAATTAGGCATTCCCATCCCTTTATCCATACCAATTCCATCTGGTAATTTAGGCATTTTAAACATACTTAATAGATTTCCAAATATACTTCCTTTACTACCAAGTGAACTTGCAAAATCATGACCTTTATTAAACCCTTTATTAAATGACTCTCCAATATTTTCATATTTTTTAAACTTTGTTTCTTTAACTCCACGCTTGGATTTAACATCTGATTTAGCAGATTCTATCGCTGATTTAATATTATCTAAATTCCCAACTATATTTACTTCAACACCAGGAATCATATTTACTAAGTCTTGTAATGATTGAGCTACCCATCTAACTTTATCTACTATATAAGTAGCCATATCTAAAAATAGCATTTGTATAGCACCGATAGGATCAATAAATAAATTATTTAAAAAATTAGCAAACATAGCAAATTTATTATATAGAGGAATAATAACGGCATTTTCAATTATAGCTACTAAAGCATAGAATAAACCTACAATAAACCCTACTACATCCGCCGCAGTAACTCCTAATTGAATTAAAATAAATATAACTATTCCTATAGCTACAGCTACTAACAACATAATCCAATTTGCTGCAAGCCATTCAAGTGCATATAAAGCTAAAATTTGAATAGTTTCCCATAAACTCATCATTAACCCAACTAATGAAATAATCATTCCCGGTATAGCTTGTATAGCAGCAATTAACATTGGTATAAGAAAATATGCAATAATTGCTGCACCTATAGAAATTATTACTGGCATTAAATATATTAATACATCAATTAATCCACTGATCCAGGAAATTACTGTACTTATAACTGATGCTATATTTATACCTAAAAGATTAAACACAAAAATTATTAATGTAATTACTCCTACTATGACTAATAATTGAACATTGGCCATAGCCCAAGCTATTGCTGATGATATTGCTGCTAATACAGATTGAACTTTTAAGATTAGCATTAGCATTGATAAAGCAATTAATATAGGTTCAATAAAAATAAAATTTTCTTTTAACCATGATGCAGCATTTGCAATACCTTCTAATGCCATTACTCCCATATTTGCAAGTACCACAAAGCCATCTGATATATCATTTAAAAAAGTTGTTGCATTTGAACTGTTAAGCCATTGGCTAAACCTTGCAGCTACTGGCTCCATTGCATTCATAAAGTTATTCTTTAATATTGTCATTTTCTGCGCAAATGTCATTGGCATTGAATCAAACTGTTTATTTACATCCTTTGTCGCATCATTCATTGCTTTTTTAATTATATCAGCAGTTATACCTCCTTCTGATGATATATCTTTAAGTTCTTCCTTTGATTTGCCCATGGATTTAGCAATAGCATTAGCCAATATTGGTGCTTTTTGTAAAATGGAACTAAAATCATCACCTTTTAATTTACCATCTTCCATGGCTTTAGTTACTTGTTCCATAGCAGAACTAGCATCTTTACCACTAGTACCTGAAATAGCAAACATTTTATTTAATGTTTCAACAAAAGATATAGCCTGATCATTATTTTTAAACTGATTGCCTGCAGTCATACTAAGCTTTGTTACTGCTTCTGTAGTATCTTTATAACTTGCCCCTGCTCTATTAGCACTTGCTAATATTTTATCTTGTAAAGCATTTGTTGTTTGCATTCCATCATTTATAACCTTAACCCTAGATTGCATCAAAGAGAGCTCATCTAAATATTCAGCTCCTTTAGTAACAAGTTCTATTCCCTTTTGAGCTGACCCAACTATTGAAGATGGGTTTAAAAAACCTGGTTCTTTAATATCTTTTGATTTTTTATCAGATTCCCCTTCATTTGAACCTTCTGATTTATTAGTAGGATTCCTTAAGTTCAAACTTGCCTGATTTGCTTTTTCTATATCACTTTTATATTTATTTAAAGCCTTATCTGCTTGTTTTATTGCATTTTCTGCTTTTTTAAATTCTTTTTCTGAGATACCTTGCCCAACAGAACTATTTACTTTTCGCAAGACTTTTAAGGTATTTTCCATAGCACTATTTATTTTGTTGAAAACAGGTGTCATCTTATCTTGCATAATAATTGCATTACTTATTGTAGCCATAGACTTTTACCTCCTTTTTTTAAGTCTTGCTTGTTCCTTTTTCTCTTCTCTTATTCTTTCATCAATCATTTCAATTACTAATGCTTTTTCACTTAATGAGAGATTTGCAAATTGACCTGGTGGCCAACGAAACTTATGTAGACAATAATATGCATACATAGTTTCTCCATCTCCCTCTTTTATTAGTTTTTTGCTTCTTCTCTAAGCCCCTCCAAATCTTTATCAAAACCAGATAATGAACTTATTTCTTCAACTAGAGTTGCAACTTCTCCTGCTAATAAAACTTTATTTAATAATTGTTGTGGAGTCATACATCCAGCTTTTTTTATTGACTCTGAATTTCTAAAATTAGGTTCTACAGTATAATTTATAACAAGTTGTTCATTAAACATCTTACTATCAAAATTGACTTTTCCTTTCTTTCCAACCTTAGTACATTGCTTTTGTAAATCTGAAAACTCATCTGGTGAAACTGCTTTTATTTTAAATTTCATTATTTTATCACCATCTGTAAATCTATCTGACACTATAACTTCCTCTGTTAAATTATCTATTGGGTTACTTACTAAAAAATCCATTAATTTTGACATATATATTCCTTCTTCCTTTATAATAAATTTTGTAATGAAAAAGCTAACTTATAAGTTAGCCTTTTTTATTTCCTATACTATTTTAAATATGCTAATTCTTTAAATTCCTCTAACATTTCTGCATCATCAAATGTGAAATCCATATCTTCTTCTAATGAATCATCATCTATATCTAATTTAGCTAATATAGTTGAATCTATATTACAGTTATAAAGTGCAGTTGTCTGTTTTCCAGCATCACTAGTTGGGTCATTGTTAGTAATTACCATATCGAAGTAGATATCTTTACCTGTTTTTATATATTCAATCGCTAGCTTTCTAAATAATGAACTTACATAATGTACTGTCATTGATCCAGACCCACTCCATCCAGTTGTTTTATGTTGAGTTGCTCTTGCTCCAATCACCTGTATTTCTGATTTATTTTTTTCCATAGTTGCCTCAAGAGATTTTATGTTAAACAACTTGTGTATCTCACCGTTTATATTTATTTGTGCAAATCCCTCTTTCCCACAAATGGTATCATTAGCTTTTAAGTATGTCATTTAAATTCCTCCTATCCTACTGAAACTGTCATATATAGTTTTTCCATTGCATCAATAGGCTTTATACCTATATCCACTAATACAGAATCTATTTCATTTCCTACAGAAATTGATATATCTTCGTTTTTAAAATCTTCTATAGCTCCTAATTTATTTAGTTCTTTTAAATATGAAATAATATCTGATTTAAAGGATGTTCTCCCATCTTCATTGTTATTGATTTTTCCTAAATAAGTTTTTTCAAACATATTTTTTATACTATTATTTATATCATCTAAAGTTCTAATGACTCTATTTTTACAAAAGTCTCTAGATTTAGTTGATGAGAAATCAGTAAATGTATTTATATCAGTTTCTACAACAACACTTTCATCTTGTCTAAAAGTAATAATAAATTTACCTTTACGTATTCCTTCTTTTATTTCATCATCTGTTTTAGGGTTTATTATCTCAACAGCTCCTGGTATTACTGTATATGTATTAGATTTATTTAATGAAGCCCCTGATGTTAACCCTGTAACGTACCCAACAAATCCATTTACTCCTACAGTTGTATCTTTTGTCTTATAACCTTGATCTACCGATATAACACCTTCATAATTTGCTTCTGAAAAATCATTTATTACACACTGTATCTTTTTACCTTTTTCTTCTCTAGACTGCTTAATAAAAGTAGTTATTTTCTCTTTAACATCTTCATTAGTTGTGTAAACTCCCATAGTATTAAAATATTTATTATTAATAAGATCTATATATCTAGAATAATTCTCAATACTTTCTGTTCCATTAGATCCTGAAGTTAGTTTTATACCCGCATTGGCAACTAACTTTCCACTTCCAGCGAAATCAACCCAACAGTTGCCTAAAAGTTCATCTATATTTGATGCTAATTGTACATCAACAACTTTAGTATCTAAAAATGTTTTCACTTCAAATTTATCATTTTCTACATCTTTTATACTAACAGATAATCTATTCCCAACTGTTCCTGGATATTTAGCAACAATATTTAAAGAATCTATTGTAGCAGTTGCTTTCTGTCCATTACTATCGACTCTAAATACTAAACACTTATAACTGTTTTTTAATGCCTCTTTGATTGAAACAATCTCATTTTCATACCCATAGTAGCCTAATTTATCTAATATTTTTCCATCTGATAAATCCGAACTATTTATTTCTATCAACTGATCATTTGGACCCCATCCCAAAACTATAGGTATAGTTGATATTCCTCTAATTCCAACCTTACCAGAAGGCTTAGAAATACTTTTGAAATTAATGTATGCTCCTGGTCTTATTTTATTTTGGCTTATAAAAGTTCCTCCTGCCATTACTTAACACCTCCATTTATATTCAATCCACCCATTTTACTTTGGGTTTCTTGTTCTTTTAAAATTCTTATATTATACGATATAAATATTTGCAAAGCATCATCTATTATTTCAGATTTTATGTTTTTGGGAGCCAATTTAAAATTATCTTGATCTATGCAAGATAAAATCTCTTGTACTTTAAAGTCTACATCTTCAAATTCTGTACGTCCTTGATCATTAATATATCTAATATTAACTAACAAACTCTGCTTAAATATATCTTTATTATATTTTACTTGTTCTGAATTTAGTTTAAATACAAAAAAACAAGGTTTTTTTAGACCTTGTATCTTCTTATCTTTATATATAGAACATTCTGGAAAATTTTGTTTTAATGTTTTAGTTATTAAACTTATTATTGTTCCTGAATCTATCTTCATGATTTATTCAACTCCACATCTTTTAATAAACATAGCAAATTCTTTTTCAAAATTTTTAGGAATATTTCTTGCAACTTCTTCTATAGATATAGTCATCATATAATATCCCTCCACCCAACCATCACCATTTGGTGTAGAATGTCCCATCTCAACGTAAGATGCATATTCTTTATCATTATATAAATATACTATTAACTCATTTCCTTTTCTTGAAACTTTGGTTATTTCCCAGCTTTTTCTAAGTAATCCTGTATCTTCAGGAGTCCTTTGTTTCGTTTTTTCTAAAGCTTCAATAGCATTTTGGGTTAAAAAATCAAATAAAAACTTATTAAATCCTATAGATATTTTTTTAAATTTATTTATAAATTCTTCAAATTCACTATAATTAAAACTCATTTATACCTGTTTATTTTCTATTAATACAAACTCTTGATCTATGTCGTATTTAATTGGTTTCCCTGCAATAGCTTTTATTATATCTACACATTTTCCATCTATAATTCTCTCCAAAGTTATAAAATCTCCTTTAAATATTTCTGTATCTATAGAACAGAATACTTTAAATTTAACAAGTTCTCTATTTTCATATTGTTGTCTTAAATTATGTTCATCTTCTTTTATAGTAGAGATTCTACATGGTATATCTTTTAGTTTAGATTTATAATCAAGGACTTCCTTAATACTACCATCTTCCAATTCGACATCAATATATCTACTTATAGTCATCCTGTCTGTGTACATAATATCTAAATATTTAGATAGTTGACTTAGTCTCATTTTTTTAATCTCCTAAATCTATTTAATTCCTTTTTATATTTTATTAATATCTCATCTGTACTACGAATTCGTTTTGAATTTACAAAAGATATTTTTGTATCCCCTTGTTGGATGCTTTCAACTACTTCATCATTTTTTATATATTGATTAACTATTATATCTACTGAAATATTAGCTAATATAAATTTAAGTTGAGTAGTTACTTCATTTAAATTACAATATGTGTTTATCATATCTATTGATTCTTCAATAGCCATATTTATTATATTATCCTGTATTTCATGTTCTACGTTAATAAGTTTAGCTTTAATTAAATCTTTAATATTCCCAATCATAAACTTATATCCTATTTACTAGCTGGTTTTGCTTCTTTAAAGTTTGCATAAACCGAATTAATTTTATTGTCTAGAACCCATATATCATGATATCTTCTATAATCCATTGCCCAAGCATTAGCTTCTTGATTAGTTTGAGGATCAAATATTCTCATTATATCTTGTTTAGTTACAGCTATAGGAATATCTCTAGGAACTATTAAAAAGTTACATTCTATACCATTTTCTGCTTTCACATATCCACCCTTTTCTTCTCCACTAGTTACACCATCGTATAATTTAATCATAGAGTACATTCTATTTTGTGGAGTTGGTATTAATGGACATCTGTCTATTGATGGCACTTGAGTATCTATCCCACCTTGACTAAAAGTAACTGAAGATAATTTTCCTAAAGCTGCTATTTCGACCTCAGTTAAAGCATCATAAGTTAAATGAATTATTAATTCTCCATTATACCCATTATTTCTTATTGTCTTTATACCGTTTTTTATTTTTTGTATTATATCTTTTGATGTTGGCGTATATGAATACTCAACATTTTTATCACCATCTACCTTCATAGCTGTAGTTGCCAATGCAGATAATCGGTATGCATCTATCTCTGGAATCACTTGAGTTCTTTGGAATTCGCCCATTATATTTCCTGCCGTTAATACAAATCCTGTTTCATCAACATCATTAGCATCTATAGAAAATTTTCTTCCTCTATCTTGAGTCATCTCTTTTGTTTTATATTCAATATTTATAGTTCCTTTTTTAAATCCTGTCCCACCAGCTCTATCGTAATCTGCTAGCCCATCTACACTTAACTGAGGTACCTTAACTTCCTTACCTCCACTATATTTTACTTTACCTGAATTGACATCCATCCATCCTGTTAACATTGATTGTATTGCTGCTTTATCTAATTCATTTTGAAATATTGTTGCATATTTTATCATATTACCCATTTTTATACTTCCTTTCTGTTATAAATTGATTATATATTTCCATTTATTGCATCTGAAATTTGAGATGATATAGAGTTTTCATTTGCAGGAACTCCACTACTCCCTACAATTTTATAATATGGATTTTGTGTATATTGATCATCCTTTGAATCTTTAAATAAATAACATTTATTTTGCTTTAAATCTTTTATTTGCTCATCTAAACCCTCAAATTGACCATTTCTATATTTTATACCTTCCATACTAAGCAATGACTTAATATCTTTAATATCTTTACAATTAGTACTATTTAAAACTTTCTCTAACTCATAATTAAATTCTTTTTCATTCATTGCTTTTTTATATTTTAGTTCTAGATTATTAAGCTGAACTTTATGCTCTTTCTTTAAAGCTTCTATATCATCTTTAGTTGTTTTACATTGCAATGATTTTATGGTTGTATTAGCTTCATCTAGCCTTAAGTTTGCATTTTCATAATCTGATTTAGGTACAAAATATTTAGGAATTTCAACATTTACATTTTTGATAATCTCATCAACTTGTAATTTATTATCTTTCACTTCTGCTTTACTTAAAATTTCTTTTAACCAATCCATATTTAATCCTTTCCTCTTATAAACCTTCTATAGTAATCTTTGTTCTTTACCCTCTTCAAATAATAAAAAAGAGCAAAATAAAGACATATAATTTATAATTATATGTCTTTATCACTTGCTTTATCGTTGCATAGGGATAATTCTGTTTCTTCTTCCTCCATCAACTTGTAAGCTTCTTCTGGATTTTCAACCCATGGATGATTTTTAATTATTAGCTTTTTAGGAATTACACCTACACTTATTTGTGCTATTTGTGCATTTTCTAAATCATTAGATATCATATTTCTTGTATACGTCTGGTGTATCTTTATATCTGAATTAATATTTAAATATCTAAGTATAACCTTTATTAATTTATTAAAACTTTTTTTAAATTCAGTCTCAACTAATCCAGCTTTTAGCTCTAGTTTTCTATAAAAAAACTTCAACGCAACACCACTAGCATTTCCAAAACTCTCAGTATCTTGTTGAAGTCCTTGACCACTCTCATATATTTGTATTTTTAGTATATCTAATAATTTAGTTCTTGCTTCTACAGGTATTTCAATTTGCAATGTTTTAACACTTCCTGATCCTCCTGTAGGATCACTATCTGTTTTAACAGCTTTATATCTTTTTAAATCTCCTAAAAATTCCTTTAAATCTTCTCCTCCATAGTTTTCAAGTATGTATATAACTTGTTGTATATCTTCTAGATCATTTGCATATCCACTAGAAACTTTGTCATATATATCAATTAGATTTTTATACTTATCTAAATCATTTTGAAATCTATTGTTATTTCTAAATTCTATAAAAGGAACTTCTCCAAATTTATGACCTATTGCATCTACTGGTTTATAAAATTTACTTTCAATTGAATTTAACGTTCCTAAAATATAATACTTTTCCATTTTAGAATCAGTCCAAACTTCAAATATAATTATATTTTTATTATTTTCAATAGTTTCATAATATCTATATACTGTAGATATTTTGCTTTTTCTATTATCTGCATACTTAACTATAATATCTTCAGTCGGTACCATATAATATTCAAAGTCTAGATTCTCATTGCAACAGTAATATATAAATGCATTTGCAGCATTACTTACCTCTATGCATAAATCTTTACATACACTTTCAAATTCATCACCTAATAACTTGTTAACTTTTTTATTAATTTCCTTACTCCCTAGATCAAATAATACTGGATATGTAAATAAATATGCTGCCTTTTCATCAACCATAAGTTGGTGAAAATTGTGGCTTATCCTATTATCTGCATTTCTTAGTGGATCTGTCCTATCATTTTTAGATACTCCTAAATTTAAAATATCATTTTTATTGCAATAATACATTTTTGTTTTTAATATTTTCTCCCTACGAGGTATATCATCTCTTATAATTTTTATAATTTCATCGATTTTCATATTCCACCTCCTATAATTAAAATTTAGTTTTTAAATAAATCTCTAACCATAAATAATTAATCATGTATTTTTTTACTTTAATTATTTAAAAACTCTTAATCCACTACCTTTGCTCTCTGTATAAATTGCATATCTAAGTGCATCCAATACATCATCCCACAGCTTAATAGGTTCTCCTGTTGTTTTATTCCAAGCATACATAAAAATTTCTTTTTTAAATAAATCAGTATGTTCCTTTACTACCTTTAATTTATTAGTCTTAAATCCTTTTGCTACTACTTCAATTCCACTTAATACTGATTTATCAGCATTTTTAGCTCTTAGACCTTCCTTTTTAAATCTTGCTACATGTTCAGGTCTTGCACTATCACAATAAAAAATTATATTTCCATATTTACTTTTTATTGTTTTAGCTACATCTACCCAATAATCAATTTCTTCATATTGTCTTGCATACTCTCTTAATAAATATAAATTTTCATTATCATCTTTTCCTATAACAACTATAGAACCATGATGTTCATATCCCCAGTCAACACCTGCAAAAAATTTTACAAAATTTATATTTTTTAAATTACTTTCACTTATGTAATGAATATCTTTTCTAAAGTCTCTATAAACAATTCCTTCTGCAGATACCCATAATCCCTTTATATCTCTATCATAAAACATTCCAGATGGAGTTGATGCTTTAATATTGTTTCTATATCTCTCACTTAAAAATGTATTCTCATCTAACTCATAGTGATAAGCTTGTATTATTTTTCCATCTGCTTTATCTATAAAATTTGATTTTAGCCAGTGTTCTGGTTGATCTGGATTTGTATCTATTAATATTCGTGCTCCTTCACCAGAACATCTTGCTTTAATTTCATTAAAAACTTCTTCATTTGCCATAGTTCCTTCGTTTATATATGCTCCAAATGAAGTCATCCCTCTTATTCTTCCTAAATCATTTTTTTTTGAATGTCCAAAACAGCATACTTGAACTCCAAATAAAATAAATCTATTGTGTTTGTCAAACTTAAACTCAATATCATATTTATTGGTAAGTTCATTTAAAACATTTCTTTGAACTGATCCTAAATCAGCACCTGCTAAAATATATTGAGGTAATGTAATATTTAATTCATCAGCTATCTTTCTAACTCTTCTTAATTCATATATAAATAGATCATTATCTAAAATAGTTTTTCCTGTTCTTTTAGCACCATGATTAATTAACATAAAAAAATCGTTGGTCATTGCAAAGTTCATTACTTCTAATTGTTTTTTATGATATAAATCATTTAACATTTATATGTTCCTCTAATTTCGTAAAATATTGATCTATTTTTTCTTCTCTATTTTTTTCATTATTAACTATTCTAGACTTTAAGACTTCTATTCTAGCTTTTTGTTCTTCAGTAGCTAAATTAAAATTAGAATTAATCATATTGTCATATTGCTTAATTAAACTCCTTAATTCGCTCATTGCTCTACTTTGAGCATTAAGAAAAGAAGCTTGTCTATCCCATGCAAATTGAAGTTCATACTCTATCTTTTGAGATAACTCACTTTGTTCCTCTTTTTTTACTTCTCTTATTATTTCATCTTTTTCAGCAACATACATAATTTTTTGAGCTCTTATTATAGCCGCATACTGTATTACAATTTGTTCCCAAAGTATATCTATCTGTTTTTTTTCAACTATAGAATCCATTAACTCTAAAGTTTCATCTGGTAAGTATTTAGAAAAAAAGCCAAACTTTTCAGCATTTTTATTTCCTTTTGGGGCTCCATGTCCAACTGCATTTTTATTATTAAGAGGAGCTCCTCCAGTATTCTTAGGTATTCCCTTTCGCCGTTTTTCTTCAGCCCATTTATATCTACTTATCCATGATTTCAGTGTATTTATATTAATTCCATGATTTTTACATATTTGTTTTTGTTTTATTCCATTTAGATAATCTATTTTAGCTAAATCCTTTAAATCTGCCACATCACCACCTCAATTCTTTGTTAAATAAAAAAGCCACTAATCTTTTTAAGATTTAGTGACTTTTTTATTACTATGCATTTAAACATATGAAAACTTGTTGCAAAATAACAGTTTTAGTTTATACTCCATACCGCTATAGAGTTCTCAAAGAGCCGTAAAGTTATAATATTTGATGAGAATATATGGTTTCGAACCATATTCTACTAATAAATTTAGCTGTTTTCCCATATTAAACTATATCCTCATATATAGATTAAATACAAATCTATCTTAATTATTTTATATAAAATAATGTAATCGATAGTAAGTAGTTAATATTGTATAATTTCTTTATACTAATATAATATCATACTTACTATCAATTTAATTCTTCACTTTTTCCGAAGTTTTTCTAAAAATATATACTCATTCAAGATTAAAATTTTTATCTACTATGATTTTCAAAATTATAAAGTGGAAAAATTATAGGTATAGATTTTTTTATCATATTTTCTCTTATGGAGTAATACGTATCTTTTCCTACATTCATTTTTAATCCATATACTTGCCAATTTTTTATATTTTGTATGTATCTAATATTAAACATTTCATTTTCTTCTTTATTAAAGTTATCTATAGCTCTCTCAACTCGTTTTATACTTACCTCTTTTTCATACTTTAATTGTTCTAATAACTGTAACTTCTTCTGTTTTTGAATAATTTCTATTTCAACAGGTGAATTTATATTATCACTTTTTTGAACTTTTTCTAAATACTCAGTTGACCTAAAACCATTGTAATCAAACTTTATAAATTCTATCTCTTCTTCTATACATATAACTTCTCTTTTTAAATCTTTAAATTGATAAAATAGACTTTCAACTTTATTAAATAAGTTATGTTTTTTTGATACTTTTACTGTAGTACTCATAATATCACCTCTATTATTATTCTAATTCTTCGATTATAACTTCAACTCTAGGATTATTATCAAAGTATTTATTTGCAATTAATTCAACAATTTGTGTATCATCATTATAAGCAACTTTATTTAAAGCATCACATATTATTTTTACAACATTATCTATGTCTGGCTTAATATTAAAAGGTCTTACTTTACCACTTAATTTTGATTCTTTTAGCTTTTTATTATCACTTTTAGCTATTTTATAATAGCAATTTATAGTTAGTTTTATAGCTTCAGAAAAATAAGGTTTATTTTCTGCTCTATATAATAGTTTTATATAATTTTCATAAATAATAGTTTCTTCTGGTGTTCTTATTTTTCCATAACTTAACCTTGGTCTATCCTTTCCTTTTGGTTTTCCATTTATAATAAATTTAGCTTTCATACTAATCTCCTAATAATTTTTCGAATTAAAATCATCTTCATTTGATTCTCCACCTTTAATGCCCCATACACTCATTACCTTATCAGCACTTTGTGGATAATTTATTTTCCCATTTATCTCTTTACCACATATACACTGAGCTAAAGCCATATAATTTGGATATGTTTTTGAGTCACTAGGCTTAAAAAATGTTTTTTGTACACTGGGTATGTACGCTTCTTTTTTCATAAATCTGCCCTCCATAAATTTTTAAATTAACACTTTATTTTAATTTATAAACTTGTTGTTTGTTTTTTATAAATATTTAATTTAATAATATTGTTTTTTCATATTTATAAGTTATAATTTTAACAATTAAATTTCTTATTATCTTTAATTTCTATTTTATATCTTTGCCTAAATAACCTTTTAGCTTCTATAGCTTGTTTTAAATTTCCTCGGCTAGCATTTAAGTACTCACATGCTTTATTAATGCTTTTTATCTCAATAATTTCATTTTTCAAAGTATCTGTAATTCTAACTTCCTTACATTTTATCCTTTCAATATTCTCTGGTACTTCAATCATATATCGTTTTTTGAATTTAATTTTATGTTTTATATATATAGTTATATCTGATCTTCTAATGTTTAAAAATTTACAACAATCATTTAATGTATTAAACTCATAAATCTTATTTTCAACCTCATCTGTAACCCTCGCTCTATGATTATAACTTTTTTTAGGGCTTTTAATATTCCTATATGCTCCACCCTCTCCATATCTAGCATCCTCTAAAATTATATGTTTAATTGCTTTTCCAATACTTAATTTAGGGTTTAGTATACAAGCTAGTAATGCCATATAGTTTTCTGTAAAGTCAAAATCATATGTATTGCTATATTTCATATCTGATAGCTTCTCCTTTTCTGCTTTTCATCTTTACTTAGCTTCATAAATTCTATAATTTAATTTTTTACCTTTCATTATAACTGTATAATTTTTGCATTTTTCATATAACCTAGACCCTATAGCTTCATCAATTTCTAATAAGTTACTCAATGATTTTTCAGTAGTAATTATCATGGGAAGGTTTTTGAAGTATCTATAATCAATTATTTCATACATTATGTTTATATCAGATTCAGTAATTCTTCCCTTAAATAAATCATCTATAAATAAAATCTGAGCTTCCTTATATTTGATTATTTCTCTTTGATAATTTTCTTCATCAGTTATACACTGCTTAATTTTAGTTATGATGTTTCTATAAGGCATATATATAACGCCTTTACCATCATCTAATAGTATATTTGATATAGCCATAGCTAAATGTGTTTTACCACTTCCAACTTGTCCCATTAGCATTATTGAATTTTGCTTCTTATTAATAATAGATTTAAATTCTTTAGAGTAAGTCTTTGATGTTACATACGCTTCCATTGCCTCAATACTACTTTCATACTTAAAATTTTCAAATCTCATTTTTCTAAATTCTTCACTTATCCCTGATAGTTTTAACTTATTCTCTGCTATTCTTAAGTTTCTACATTTACATGGTGCAAAACTTCCATCATCTAGCTCTATAAAGAGCATATCTCTACATTTAGAACACTTATATTCATTTTTTGCTAAGCTCTTTGCACTTTTCAAGCAATCTAATTTTTCTTGATTCTTCACTTTCTCTACTATCATTTGTACTCTTTTTTGTAGATTTATCTTTTCTTGTTCTAACATATAGATCATCTCCTTTATACAATTTGGCTTCTACATTTTTTTCTATATTTGATCTGTATAATTTTAATTTATCCACCGTAGTAATTCCAGCTTCTAACCACTTATTTATAATACCTTCTATGTAGTATATAGATTTTATATTTGATTTTATAGATATTCTCATTGCTTCTATAAATAACTCATTTTGTATTTTTTTTGATAATTTAACTATCCTATCTTGTTCAATTGAATTTAATATATAATTACTAGCTATTTCTCTTTTATAAAAGTTTATTATATCTTCTATAGTAGTCTCTTTTGTATTATCCAAATTATTTAAACTTATATTTTTAATATTGTTATTATTAAAGCTTTTATTATTAGGGGGGTTAATTTGATTACTATCAAGTTGACTACTATCAAATTGACCATTGTCAATTTGACTAGTATCATATTCTTCTCTTGCAACTTTTATTTCTCTAGTATCCATTATTAATTCATATAAGTTGCTGTCATTTCTATTACCTTTTCGTCTCTTATAAACACGTATATATCCATGTTCTTTTAATTGTTTTATATTTTTATTAAATCTTCTCTCCGTTGTTGCTAGTTCAGCGAGCATTAATTCTTTTCCCGGAAAACAACTCCCATTACTTCCTGCAAAACTAGCTAAATATGCATATATAGCTTTTGCTTCTAAGCTTAACAATTTATCTCTAGTTATCTTTTTAGGAATTAAACCATATCCTTCATTTAAAATACTGGTACTTTGAAAATATGGTTTATCTTTCACTTCCACTATATTTCACCTTCTTTTGTATTAAATAGCCATTATCATTATTGAGTAATATTTATTTCTTCACTTTCATCTTTTAATTCAAATCCAACCTCAATAGGTTCTGTTTCATCTTCGATTAAACTCATATCTTCATCTATTTTAGATTTAACAGTTTCATCTGAGTTAACTGCCTTTTGAATTTCTATACTTAGTGGAGCGTATTTTAAAAGTTGTTTTATAACAGTTTTCTTTGCCATTGCATTAAAATCAGTTTGCCAAGGTCCATTTTTAAAAGTCTTACTTTTACTTCTAGCATGGTTTAACACTTCTTCTTTAGTCATGAATATAAAACTATATCCACCTGAAGTTAAATGGTAAACTGAGTAATAACCTATAACTTCTCCTCTTTCCCCAGTTATTACAGGCTCATGTATAATATCTTGATTTAGTCCATACTTTACTTCAAACTTATCATTTTCTCTAACCTCATGTGCATATAAACTCTTTATTTGTCCACTTCTTAATGCCAACTCCAGTAATCCCTTATATCCAATTTGAAATTGAACTTTATTACCATATGGAATTAGATAGGCTTGTCCTAGTGGTGTATTTGGTTCTAAACCTAGTTGAGCTGAATCCATCATAGCTGCTAAAAAACTCATAGGATCACAACTTAAAAATTTAGAATTACTTCCAAATGCTGTTAAAACTAGTCTTTGAAATCTCTCGCTTGATATATGTTCTGGTAAGGCTTTCTTTATTTGCCCTGACATTTGTCTCATTAATTGCTCCATAGCTTTATTTGGGCTAGATTTTTTGACATTTATTGTTTCTAATGCTTTATTTGCTAGTTTATTTTTTAAATCTGTCATTTTATATACCATCCTTTTTTATTTTTCTTTTCCAATCTTAAAAATTCTTGAAGTACTAATTTTCATAAATTGCTCTGCTATATCTGGCATCTCAGCTTTTAATCTTCTACTATCTAAAGTTTTTCTAGAAGAATTTTTCCATGTTATTTTTCTAGTTCCTATTCTAGCTACTTCAAATTCTTCCATATGAGCTTGTATTTCTTGTTCTATTAATTTTTTCTCCTTCTCTAATTGTTTTATATCTGATAATATGTCATCATATCTTAAAAGCTTTTCTTTCCCATTTTCTAAAAAATGCAATTCTATTTCTTCATTATTAGAAAATTTATATTTCTCTTTTAAATACTCACTGTATGCATCTGATCCATCTGGTAAAGGTACAATATCTTTTAATATGTTTTCTTCCCAAAACCTTTTTTCTATTTGCATAAGATAGTTTATCGACTCTTCATCCCTAACTAATTTATGAAATAAGAATTCACTGTTCCCAATTAACACAGCTATATAGCAATGTGTAGCACCTGTTATAGCCATATAATGTAAGCATTGAATTTCATAATGTATTGGAATCCCTTCTTGCCATTCTTTTAGTGAATATGAACCCGTTGTTTTACACTCTAAAAAAGCTTTTTCTCCTAAAATAGCTCTATCTATATTTCCTAGTGCAAAAGGATATTTATCATTTTTAAGTATGCCATTAACATTTCTTACCTTTAATCCAGTTTTTTCTGTAAATAATTCAGCAACCAAGCCCTCTAATCTATTTCCTAATTCAAGTCTAAAAGATTTAACTTCTTTTGGACTATCTGCTTTTTTTTCCATATAAAGTTGTATTGAACTCTTCCATGGATTAACTCCTATAACTGCAGATGCATCACTACCTCCTATTCCCGATTGTCTGTACTTTAGCCATTTATCCTTTTTTATATCTTTTGTATCAACTACTATGTATGAATCTAAATATTTTCTTTGCCTTTCACATTTATTTCTATTCATAAAATCCACCCTTCTATTGGACTATTATATTTAATAATTTATTTAAAATTAAGCTTGTCCTAATTTGTATGTATAGCTACTATTTTTTAGTAGCTAACTTACCTTCTTGGTATAACCTTTTTGCTATTCTATAATTAATCTTTGCTATTCTGTCAAGGATTGCCTGAATTTCTTCATCTGTTTGCTTTCTTCCAAGCCTCACTTCTGGAGAAATTATTTCTATTATCGCATTTTCAGTTTCTACCTTATAAATATCCATAATGTAATCCCCCCTTTATAATTTATATGAATTATAAAAATTGTCCTATTCAACACTATTTCTATGTAAATATGAAAAATATTGATATATCTATATAGTTTTTTTAAATAGCATTTTTAAATCACACTCTGGAAAAAATTGTTCTTGTATTTTAAGAGCTTCATCATAAGTAAATGAATACTTACCTGATAGTTTTAAATTTAAAGTATTGTAAGTTTTGCCTATGTATTTGGCTATAGATGCTTTTTTTATTTTTTTCCTAGCTATCTCAGCCTCTAAATTAAGATACATTTGATGCTTCCTCCTTTGAACGTTATTTCGTTTGTAATTTTATGTTATACTAAATTTCGTTTAAAATCAACATTTTTTTTATTTTTTTATAAAATTTAAATATTTTTAAATGAAATTTCGTTTATTATGATTGAATTTACGTTTATAAAATGCTAATATATACAATAGAAAGGAGGTTTTTATATTGAATAAAACTAATAAATTAAAACAACTAATTTTAAATAAATATGGTAGTATAAGAGAATTTTCTAGAATTGTACAAATACCTAGCACCACATTAACCAGTGCACTAGATAAAGGTATTGGCGGAATGGCTGTAGACCGAGTTATTAAAATTTGCGATATATTAAATATAGATATAAAAACATTTGATCCCTTAGATCAAGATAATGAAATTTTTTCTAAAAAAGATGATTTAGATAAAAATAAAGTTAATAGTTTTAAATCTGTTAAGGAACAAAATTTATTAAGCAATTTCTATAAACTTAACGATTTAGGAAAAGATGAAGCAATTAAAAGGGTTTATGAATTAACTCAACTAAAAAACTATACTGAAAAAAACACTAGCTTAAATATAAAAACTATAGCTGCCCACAATGACCATTTAACCGAGTATGGTGAAATGGATAGAATATTAGAAGATATAAAAGATATGAATAATTGGTAAAGTTTAGGTGATTTATATGAATATATATGAAGAATTACAACAAGAAGCACATGAAAATAATATAATAGTAAAAGAAGTTTCACTTAAGTCAAGCTCTGATGGTCTATATTATGATGGAAAAATTGCTATAAATAAAACTAGATTGACTACTAATAAAGAAAAGGCATGCGTTTTAGCAGAAGAGCTTGCCCATCATTATAAAAGTTATGGAAATATATTAGATACAGATGATATGTCAAATGCTAAACAAGAATATAAAGCTAGACTATTTTCTTATGATAAGTTAATCGGTTTAAATGGAATTATAAATGCTTGGAAAAATTATTGCAGAACTAAAGAAGAAATAGCTGACTATTTAAATGTCACTATTCCTTTTTTGGATGAAGCTATAGAATGCTATAAAAAAAAATACGACCCTTCTGTTCAGATAGATAACTATGCAATATCATTTTCTCCTAGTTTAATTATAACCGAACTTATCGATATATTTTAATACTATTTATGAAAGATTGCTATCAGCTTAATATATTCTAACTAGTATTTTTTCATAAATGTATTAATAGATTTTTTATAATCTCATACCTTTAATTAATAAACTCTATACAAAATTAATATAATTTAATATCTTAATTAAAATAAATTTATAAAGGTGAATGACTATGATAAAAACCTGTATTTACTTAAGAAAATCACGTTCTGATGAAGAATGTGAAAAACAAGGAGAATTCGAAACTCTAAGTAGACATAGATCTACTCTTTTAAAATTAGCAAAAGAACAAAATCTAGATATAATTGAAATAAAAGAAGAGCTAGTATCAGGAGAAAGTATTTCTTATAGACCTAAAATGATAGAACTTTTAGACGAAGTAAAAAATGGCCTTTATGATTCTGTATTAGTTATGGATATAGATAGACTTGGTAGAGGTAATATGCAAGACCAAGGTCTTATACTTGAAACTTTTAAAAAGTCAAATACTAAAATTATAACACCTAGAAAAACATATGACTTAAATAATGAATGGGATGAAGAATACTCTGAGTTTGAAGCATTTATGGCACGTAAAGAACTTAAACTCATAAATAGGCGTATGCAAAGAGGTCGAGTTAAAAGCGTTGAAGAAGGCAAATTTATAGCTAGTAAACCTCCCTATGGTTATAAATTTATATTTGATGAGTCTGGAAAAAAATCTATGATCATAGATAATGATAAAGCAGAAGTTATAAAAATGATATTTGATTTGTATGTTAATAAACATTATGGAGGAGTTAAAATATCTTCCCACTTAAATTCATTAGGATTAAAAACATCTACAGGTAGAACTTGGTATCCTAAAGTAGTTAGAGATATATTAAAGAATAAAACTTATGCAGGCTATGTTGTATGGAATAAAGTTGATAGAGGGAAAAACAATTCTAGAACTAGGCCCGTTGATGAGCATATTGAAGCAAAGGGAATTCACGAGCCTATAATAGATGAATCTATCTTCATAGAAGCTCAAAACCTATTTAAAAATAGCTCAATCCCATCTACAAAAAAAAATACATCTATAACAAATCCCCTAGCAGGTTTGATAATTTGCTCTGAATGTGGTCATAAAATGATAGCTCAACAGTCAACTTATAAAAATAACGAATTGGTTAAGTTTTTAAAATGTCTAAACTGTGGTAAAAATAGAGGTTCTAAGCTTAGTATTGTTGAGAAAGAAATAATCAATGAGCTTGAAAATTGGATAGCTTCTTATCAAGTTTCAATTAAAAACCTAGAGTCTCCTAAGAATAATAATTCAAATTTAGAGTCTTACTACTCTATTATAAAATCACTTGATTGTGAATATAAAACATTATTAAAACAAAAAGAAAATTTACATAATTTATTGGAGCAGGATATTTATGATGTAGACACATATCTTGATAGATCTAAAGTTCTTGCTGATAAAATTGATTTAAACAGAGACAATTTAACACAAGCAAAAAAAGATTTAAAAAAAGAAAAAGAGTCTAATTTTTCTATATCCGATATACTACCTCAAGTTGAGAACGTTTTAGAATTATATTATCAAAGTAATAATATGCAAGAAAGAAATGATTTGTTAAAAGAAGTTATAGACTATATAGAATATAGTAGAGAACCTAAAAAAAGACTTTCAAAGTTCAACATCAAAATATATCCAAGACTTAGATATAATAAATAA